GAATTTATATACGTCAGAAGCCCAGAAGTAAATCTTGCCGCTGAGTTTGAAAAATGGGAGTTTCCCGGAATTACGCCAGCGGATCAGTGTCCGGTCGCATACTTTCAGCATCAGGCGCATATCCCGGCTGTCCAGCATTTGCTTACCGTTGAAACTGGTTACTGCTTCCAGAGCCGTTTCCAGCTTGGCAATCAGTTTTCGTTGTTCCTCAAAGTTGTCCTTTATCATTGCTTTGAGTATCTCAATATCATTTCTGTTCTCTTCCATACAATATTCCTTTGTTCTAATGGGTTATTTTTCTTTCTTCGGTTGCAAAGTTTTCAAAATTAGGCATGAAAAAATAGGGCTGACGGTAACCGCCAGCCCCACATTTTCCTTGTAACTCACTTGGTATCAATGTGAATTTTCAGAATATTTTTTCTTCATCAGGATAGAAAGGGGAATACACGCAATTCTCCTTCTTAAAAAAGAGACTGATAGAATGACAGAGGATATCGGATAAAAAAGGGCTGACAATTAATTGTCAACCCTTCTATAAATATGCTATGATTAACTTGGAAGCATCAAAAACATTGCTTACCTTTGTGTTACAGAGATATTTGAAATTATGCAGAGCAATGCAATGTGTAGCTGAACTTCCACTACTATATCGTTACCTGCATCTTTATAAAAACACTTTTAATCGCTGATTTATAAAAGATTAAAACGAACTACACTCTTTTTCCTAATGAAACAAAGTGTTTCACACCGAGAAACGAAGTGTTTCAAGGATTGAAACTATTTTTGAAACCTAATCGCTTACAGGTGAAGAGGTGGTGAAGTTGTTGCCCTTCACCCGCAAACTCCCTATTCATCGAAGAGACAGAGAAAAGGTGAAAGAGGAGATGAAAAGATGAATTACGATGTCCGATGATACTTCTAATCTCTGACAAGAAAAAAAAGTGCGGTCGCAAAGTGATGAGATTCAAGGCATTGAAAAATAATAGAAAAAAACATTCGTGTAGCTATTGTTAATTTAAAAATACTCCCTATCTTTGCACCGCTTTTGGAAATAATAACCCCAAAGTTTTCGGGGTGTAGCGCAGTCCGGTTAGCGCACCTGCTTTGGGAGCAGGGGGTCGTGGGTTCGAATCCCGCTACCCCGACTACAAAAAAGAGGGTTATTAAGTTCAAAGTTTTTCGGGGTGTAGCGCAGTCCGGTTAGCGCACCTGCTTTGGGAGCAGGGGGTCGTGGGTTCGAATCCCGCTACCCCGACGAAAAATTCAAGTCAAGAAAAATTGAATGGTGTTGAGCTGATACAGTTTGTATCGGCTTTTTTCGTTTATGTAAATTAGACACAATTATACCCCGTTTTGGGGCAAATAAAGAGGCTATTTCTTTGAACTATCTTTGAACAAGTTTCTCTATTTACATTCGTTTAGGGGAAATTAAAGTAATTTCCTATCAAATAACCCCGATTCAAGCTGTTTAATGCATTTTTAAACCTTTAAAAAACATTAAAACAGTATATGGCAACATTTAAAGCAGTTGTTTTCCAAACTGGAAGACACATAAAACTAGATGGAACATCTAATATAAAGATTAGAATATATCATAATAGAGAGTCACAGTATATATCTACCGCTTATTATATCCGCCCTGAGAACATGGACGAATCCGGAAGAATCTTATCGGGAGTGACAAACGGAGAAATGATAGAATACGAAATAAATGCGTATATCCAGAAGATCCGGAGAGAATATTTAAAATTGGGGCAAGATAGAACACAATTCATGTCTTGCATGGATCTCAAGGAGGAAATAGAAAAATCTCTCGCTCCTGATGCTGAATTTATAGACTTCGTAGAATTCGCTCAAAACATAGTAATTCAGACGAAAAAGAAGAAAACAGCCGAATGGTACAGCTCTTCTATCGATACTCTATGCTGGTACACGAAAAGGAAAAAGATAGATATTAAGTTAATCACCTCATTCCTACTAAATAAGATGATAAAAGACCTGTATCAATCAGGCCCAGCAGGTATTCCGCTAGAACCTGGCACAATAAGCCATTATCTTAGAGGCTTAAGAGCATTATACAACAAAGCCAAACTCTATTATAACAACGAGGACTTCGATATCATAAGAATACCTGGTGATCCGTTTAAAAAGGCAGAGATTCCGGAGTATCGAAGAAAAAGAAAGAATATAGACATCAATACCTTATTAAGAATTCGAGATTTCCAGTCCGATAAAAGACGAACTAATATGGCACGAGACGTATTTATGATGATGTTTTACATGATGGGGGTCAACATCAACGACCTTTATAGTATTTCGTGCGAACGTCGTGGAAGATTAGAGTACACACGTTCAAAAACGAATACGGATAAGAATCACGAACAGGTACCACTTTCCGTAAAGATCGAACCGGAACTTCGCACACTTCTTGATAAATATACAGAAGGGTATTTCCTCTCCTACTTTCATACTAACTATTGCAGCTTGAACAATTTCATGCGTGCAATCAATAGTGGGCTGAAAGACATTTGCTTGAATTTAGAGATTGATTTTAAAGTTACTACTAATTGGGCGCGCCACAGCTGGGCCAGCTTGGCAAGAAACAAAGCCGGAGTACCAAAAGCTGACATCGACTTCTGTCTTGGCCATGTGAACAATGACTATAAAATGGCTGATATTTACATTGATATAGATTATAGTATTTGCGACAAGGCAAATCGCGCTGTATTGGATTTATTGCAAGAAAAAGAAGAAAAAAAAGACTGAAACGTTTGCAAATACAAAAACTCTCTCTATATTTGCAAACATAATGGTGTTGAGCTGGATAAAACAATGATTTTATCCGGCTTTTGTTGTTCCTATACAATTTAATAGCTTTTAATTACTGAAACCTATCTCCTCTTTATGTTATGCGCCAAAAAACAATGACGCATGGAAATTACAGTATCAAAAACAGCTTTATCAGATAAGCTAAAATCAGTCGGGCGAATTATACAGCCTAAAAACTCATTACCTGCCTATGATAACTTTTTGTTTGTTATAGATGAATTTGGAGTCATTCTAGTAACCGCAGGTGAAGAAGGTGGACGCATCTCTACAAACATAGATGGTACCGCAGACTTCACCAATTACACTTTCATGGCTAATGCAAAAACATTACTTGACGGACTAAAAGAGATTCCCGAACAACCTTTGATTATATCCATCCTTGAAAAGGAATTGATTGTCAAGTATGCAAACGGTAAGTTCTCAATACCTATTGAGAAAGGAGATCAATACCCATCTATGAGTACGGATGATACCGCCAGCCCATTTCTTGTATCAGGCAATGATTTATTATACGGAATAAGGCAAGTTTTGATCTGTAGTGCCAATGATGAACTCCGTCCGGTAATGAATGGTGTCTATTTTGATATCGGTTTAGATTCAATGTCATTTGTCGCAACAGATGGTACCCGCCTAGCAATGATTGAGAATCCATCCGCTTATACGCGCAAGGAACGGGCGGTCTTTATCCTGCCGAGCAAGTTTGCTAAAGTACTTTCTAACATTGTTCCAGAAGATTGCATGGAAGTAGAGATATCGGTAAATCAGACTAATATTTTATTTGAGTTTGATTCATACCGGTTAATCTGCCGTATGATCGAAGGCCGGTATCCTAACTATCGCGCTGTTATTCCTCAAAAGCAGCCAAATCGTGCTGTATTAAAGAAAGCTGATATTGTGTCAGCTTTAAAGCGCGTATCTGTCTTCTGTGATGAAAGTTCGTCTTTGGTAGTCCTCAAGTTCGATTCTGACTCTCTTAAAATTGCAGCTCATGATTTAGATTTTTCTAAGTCTGCAGAAGAAACGATTACCCTGCAGTCAGGCTGTAATATTGAAATCGGCTTTAGAAGTAGCTTCTTGATTGAAATGATGAATAACATTCCTTCGGAAGATATTGCCATCACTATGAGCGATCCATCGCAGGCTTCACTTCTTACCCGCTGCGACGAAGAAGTAAAAAGCTTAACCTATCTATTAATGCCTTTATCAATTAATAATTAAAGTCATGGGAAAAGAGAACCAATCATTCAAACAGGTTATTCAATCTTATTTAGAGCAACGTGCAAAGAGGGATTCCCTCTTTGCCACCTCTTTTGCGAAGCAAAATAAGAATATAGATGAATGTTGCAATTACATTATAGGTGAAGCTAAAAAACGCGGTGGGAACGCTGTATTCATGTCTGACGATGAAGTATTCGGGCTTGCAGTTCATTACTACGATGAAGATGATATCAAAGTTAGTAAGCAAACCAATTATAAGGTATCAGCTGGAAATGTGAAAAAAGAAGCATCTACAGAACAACCAGAAATTAAAAAGCCTGCTTCTGCCCCTAATAAGCGTAAAGGGATGAAAAAGCAAATACCTTCCGGACAATTTTTATTATTTGAAGACTTATGAAGCCAAGAACGAAATTACAGCTTAGAGTAGCAGGTTTAAGTAGCCAGCTACCTAATATTGAGAATATGATGATTGACTGGGCTAAAAGCGATTGTTTAAAACATATAGGATATGCAACCAAGTCATGTGCTATATGTATGGAGTGCGGGCAGCGCTTCTCTCCAGAACTTGTAAAACGTAAGCGTGCTATTTGTCCTCATTGTGGTGCATGCTTGAAGATAGAACAGTCAAGGAAGCGTACAGACAAACAATCGATGTTTATTGCCAAAGCGGAAATTTGTGAAGAATTCCAAGTTATCCGAAGCTTTGAATTGATTGCTTACTATCAGGCAGAAGCGAATCCTCGTTATTTTATTCGTGAGATACTGCAACATTGGATAAAAGATGATGGCAACCGGGAGGTAGTAGCTCGTGCTAACAATACGGGACATTGTGGATGGTGTGGAGATTTGGAGATACGTAATAAAGTTGTTGGATCATATTATTACAGTTGTAGTAATGATGTTTATTGTGAACGCTATCATCCAGCCTCCGTCTTTAGACCTAAGTATATTCAAATGGGTATAGATTGTAAATTACGCGGTATGTCATTTCTTACTGCTACCAATATAATTCCCCATTCTCCCAAGGCTGAAACACTTCTAAAGGCAAGACGTTATGAATTAATAGATCATTTCGAGGGACACCGTTACAAGATTGATATGTATTGGCCGTCTATTAAAATTTGCCTTCGAAATAAATATCGGATTAAGGATGTTTCCATGTGGTTTGATTATCTGAAACTACTTGAACATTATCGTAAGGATCTGCATAACGCCCATTACGTTTGTCCTAAGAATCTAAAAAAAGCCCATGACTTGTATGTGGCGAGAAAGAAACGTGATGATGAAAAAGAACGCAAGGCTAAAGAAATGCAACAATTGCTTAAACTCAAGAAGGATGCAGAGAATTATATCAAAGAAAAATCGAAGTTCTTTGACCTAAAAATGTCTGATGGTAAAATAGTCGTAGTACCGCTCAAAAGTCTTGAAGAGTTTCAACAAGAAGGTGAAATCATGCACCATTGCGTCTTTACAAATAAATATTATAAAGAAAAGGATTCACTCATTCTTTCTGCTCGAATCGGCAAGAAACATATTGAGACCGTAGAGGTCAATTTAAAAACATTCAGTATTGTTCAGTCCCGTGGAGCCTGCAATAGTAATACCGAGTACCATAACCGTATTATCGGACTCGTGAAAAAAAATATGAACTTAATACGTCAGAAACTGACGGCATAGCATACAATGACCTATATAGATTATATAAACCAATTTTGGAAGATGAATCGAAGTGTAGAATTCAGCCCGAACGAAGTCTTTTTGTACTTCTATCTCTTGAATGAGTGCAATATTCGGGGTTGGCAGAATCCGTTTGAGCATCCCAACAAGACTATCGTCCTCGCAACCGGTATATCAGAGAAAACCGTCATTGAAGTTAGGAACAGATTGCAGCAAAAAGGTTTAATAACCTTCGAATCGGGTAAGAAGAATGCGAAATCGCCAGTTTATTACTTACTTGACGAAAGTAAAACGGTAAGTAAAGAGGTAAGTAAAAGAGTAAGTAAAAGAGTAAGTAAAACGGTAAACATTAATAATAAGACTAAAGACAATAAGACTATAACTCTCTCACGCGCATGCGTGGGAGAGCTGTTTCCGGAAGATAGTTTTTTCGATAAGTCTTTAGAAGAATGCTATCAGGAACTGAAATCTAATCAGTCATGGGCGGAAACTGTAACGATGAATACTCGTTCTTCCGGTTATGATGAATTTACGATAGAAGCCTTTTACGAGTGTTTGAAGCAATTCTTTATGAAACTACAAAATGAGGGTGAAACGACAAAGTCGCCAAAAGGCGCGATGTCTCACTTTGCCCGATGGTTGAAATTAGAACTAAGCAACAAAAAAGATGGAAAAAGTAAGAGAACAGATACAGATTCAGAAACAAAAATTAAAGTGCGGACCATCAAGCTATGACCCGATTGCTTTTAAGAATTCGATGAATTTGTTCCGAAGATGTTGTTTATATGTATGCCCAAATTTTTGCGTTGACGATCGAAATCGCGAAATCATGAATGAGATTTTTTTATATCTCATCGGAGGGTCGAACGTTTTAGACCGCAGCAAAGGATTGTGGCTATATGGTTCTGTAGGAACCGGAAAATCCTGCATATTGAAAATCATACAGATGTATGACAGGTATAGCAACGGAAAAGACAAAACAGGATATTACCTACAGGGAGGATTCCCGATAGAGGCAGCAGCTTTCGTAGCTAACCAGTATTGCAAGAAAGGCATTGACGGAATCTTAAGTTATGACGGTTCAAATGGAATAGCGTTAGGTCTGGATGAAGTCGGACGAGAGCCTAAGGTAAAGCATTACGGGACAGAGATGGATGTGATACAGTACATACTTCAAATGAGATACGACAACAGGAGAAGTTGTACAACATTCGTGACTACTAATTTATTTCCGGAAGAGATTCATTTAAAATATGGGGAATATATTGCCGATCGAGTTAACGAAATGTTTAATGTTGTGGAAATCGGAGGTAAAAGTCGAAGATAATTGTATCTTTGAAAACTATTATAAAAAAACAAAAAACCATGAAAGAAAAAAAACAGCAACAAGAAGATGATAATCAATTTAACATGAACCTTCTTTACGCACCTGAATTAGAAAAAGCTGTATTGGGTACATTAATGACTGACAAAAAGGCTTATGCGTTAATAAGTGATATTCTTCGTCCAGAATCTTTTTACGAATATCGACATCAACTGATATATGCTGCAATAATTACCCTCGCGGTCAATCAAATGCCGATAGATATTCTAACTGTAAAGGAGCAACTTAGCAAACGAGGCGAATTAGATAAAATTGGAGGACCAGCTTATATAACTCACTTGAGTAGCAAAGTAGCATCATCGTCTCAAACGCAGTATCACGCCCGAATCATTGCACAAAAGTATATATCCCGCCAATTACTTGCACTTGCAACAGATATTCGCTTAAAAGTATTCGATGAAACCCAAGATGTAGAAGATTTAATTTCGGAAATCAGAGGAAAGCTGACTGATATATCCTCATTAAATACGGAACATGATTGTATTCAGATTAACCCCGTGATTGATGAAGTCTATAAACTAATTCAGAAGGCAGCTACACGAACTGATGTACTAAGTGGTTTGGAAAGTGGATTCACTAGATTGGATAAAATGACATGTGGCTGGCAGAATGGTGATTTGATTACTATAGGAGCACGTCCTGCAATGGGGAAAACAGCATTTATTATATCTATGCTAAGAAATATGGCGGTCAACTTCAGAATTCCAGTCGCTTTGTTTTCTCTTGAAATGAGCAATGTGCAGTTAGTCAATCGTCTTATCACCAATGTCTGCGAAATTCCAAGTGAGAAAATCAAGAGCGGACAGCTTGCCTGTTATGAGTGGCAGCAATTGGACTATAAACTAAAAGATTTGCAAGACGCTCCTCTTTATGTAGATGACTCACCACTTATGAAAATGGATATTTTGTGTAATAAGGCACATTATTTAGTAAAAGAAAAGGGTGTTAAGTTGATTGCTATCGACTATGTTCAATTGTTATATAATGACATCAAATATACAGAGAATAGATATTCGGAAATAAATTACTTCACAAGAAGATTAAAATCTTTAGCAAAAGAGCTGAATATTCCTATTATTATTACATCGCAATTGAATCGGGCAATTGAATCTCGTGAAGGGATTGATGCTAAACGTCCTCAGTTAATAGATTTACGTGATAGTGGTACATTATGCGATGATTCTGATATGGTTCTTTTTTTACATCGGCCAGAATATTATAAGATTTTTCAAGATGATCGAGGAAACGATATGCGAGGTATGGCAGAAGTAATTATTGCTAAGCATCGTAACGGTGCACTAGGTGAAATATTATTGCGATTCAAAGGCGAATTCTGTCGCTTTTCAAATCCAGAGGAAGACATATGTATTCCCATGCCTGGTGAACCCATCGGTACGAAACTTGGTTCTTCTTCAATCTCTAAAACCAAAGTGCCATTCTCTATAGATAATCAAATTAAAGATGATGGTCCATTACCTTTTTAAAATATTCGCTGAATTAATTTTCTCTTCAATATTTTTTCTATCTTTGTAAAAGAATGGTGTTGCGCCGGATTTTGAAGAAAAAATCCGGCATTTGTTATTTGTAAGTTACTGAAACACTAAAGTATTCTCTTTGCTATGTCATACTTAATTTAAAAAATTAAAATTATGGCAAGTGAAGCAGTAAATAATTACATAACTAAACGCTACGAACGCTGGCTTGATTACTCTTTGTATCATTGTGGGCTTGCTGGTATTTCAGACGAAGCAACAGACGTCTTGAATGAGGTCATTTGTTCGCTCCTTCAAAAGAAAAGCAGGTTACTGGATAAATTACTTGAGACAAAAAGAAATGGCTATACAGAACTTGATTTCTTTGTTTTGAAGATGATAAAGCTAAACGCATCCTCTCCTACTTCACAGTATAGGAGTAGATACAAGCCCCTGCCTGTGGATGATAATGTAGATTATTCCAGGCTAGATATTGAGGATATTTCAGATGAATCAGAAGATCGAAACGCTGAAATATTAGACAAGCTGCACATAGTAAGGGAAACATTCGAAAGCCTAAACCTTGGTACGACAGCTACCCGCGTTTTTGAGTATCGTTTCTTCCAGGATGGCAATTTCTCTGAATGGGAAGGCCCAGAGACATTGAAACAACTATATGAGATTTATAACGGAGTGCAGGAACTTATTAGAAAGAAAATTAATGGAAGTTCATTGTTCTAATTTGCAATATTATTACTTTTGGTAAAAAAATAACAAAGACATGACTACAGAAGAAAATATGATTCCAATAGAACCTTATCTTAAGGACTTTAAACAATATCTTGACGCTAATTCAAGATGCATATTATCAGCTAAATTCGGCAATGGGAAAAGCTACTTTATCAGTAGTTTTATTAAAGAATATTCAAATGATTATCTGTTCATTCCGATATATCCTGTAAATTATCAAGTAATGGATAATAAAGACATATTTGAATTGATAAAAAGGGATATATTAATTAAACTACTTTCAAGTGAGGAGATTAATATCAATGAAATAGAATTGAATGCGGCTTCTTTGTTCTATTACTTTTTCACAAATAATCAAGAAGATAAGTTTTTGGATATTTTGAGCATAATCCCGGATATAAACATCTATGGAATTGACATTAATATTAGCTATGTTATTAAAAAGCTCAAAGAAGTAAAGGATAAATTTGCAACATATAAAAAACAATTTAAGTCAGATGATGAAACATATGAATCATATATCACCCAATTCGACTCACTAAAAGGTTCAATATATGAATTTGATACTATTTCGCAATTAATTTGTGACATCATTCGAGAATATAAAAATAAGAATCCAACAAAAGAGGTTGTACTAATTATAGAAGATCTTGATAGAATAGATCCTGCTCACATTTTCAGGATACTCAATGTTTTCTCCGCTCATTTTGATAGATATACTCCTGGACTGGTGGAATTTGATAAAACATGTGGAGATAACAAGTTTTGCTTAGATAAAATAGTCACAGTCTGCGATATTAATAATATCAAGAAGATATATGCCCATGTCTATGGAAAAGAGACTGACTTCATTGGTTACATAAGTAAATTTTCAAATAGTAAAGCATATGATTATTCTTTAACGGAGAAAATTAAGGAATTTCTTATTAATACATTGCTAGATAAAGACTTATTGAAATATCCTCAAATCTGTGACAGTCTTTCAGATTTGATTGTATCGTCAATGGATGAAAAAAGCACTGTAAAAAGTAATTTACGAATAATAAAAGAACGTATAGTTAATGCTAATAATTTAATAAGAAGCAAAAGTATAAATTTAAATCAAAGATTTGCAGGAAAATATATAACCTCTGATTCAGACTTTACAAAGTTGTTAGCTTTACTGAAAGCATTTGGATTTAGTTTTAATAATCTTAAAATAGAGTCTACTTTTGATGAATTTGTGAGAATCATAGGTAAATACTGGATATTAGCGGCTATATTTGGAAGGAACATTATTTTTGAACCTTGTAATAACAATATAAAAGTTGCGTATTACCGAGAAATAAGACAAGGAATTGGGGATTGGCTACAGTCAGATCCTATTTATAACTGCATTGATGGTAATCAAATTTTAGACTTTGATATATCAAATTGGGATGCAGAAGCTACAGTTCCATCATATATCTTTGACCAGATACACAATATAGTGAATTATCTAAATAGAGTATTCATTATTTAGATTAAATAAAACACAGTTTTAGTAGAGGAGCTTAATACAGAAAAACAGCCAAGGAGTCTATATTTTAGTTGAAATTCCTTGGTCATGAAAGAAAATGTAGAAATTAAAATTGATCCCCGGAACTATCGTATCCATGGGGACGAAAATAAGCGGCTTATCCACAAAAGCCTGGTTGAATGTGGAGCTGGTCGGTCCGTGTTGGCCGACCGTGATAATGTGTTAATCGCTGGAAACGGCGTCTATGAAGAAGCTCAAAAGCTAGGACTCAAAGTACGAATTATCGAGTCTGACGGCAAAGAGCTAGTTGTAATCAAGCGTACCGACTTATCTACGGAAGATGAAAAGAGGAAATTGCTAGCTCTAGCGGATAACCATACTTCCGATACTTCTGAATTTGATTTGGATTTGGTGATAGAGAACTTCTCGGCTGATATATTGAACGATTGGGAGTTTTCCGTAGACGATATTGAATTTCCAGCCGATATCCCTAATTCTGACGATGAGAAAGATAATAATCTTTATACAAAGAAAATAGTATCTCCAATCTATACACCGACCGGCAATAAACCTGCAATATCAGAACTCTATAATCTTGAAACTTACAATTGTCTGGTGAAACAAATTCAGGATTGTAATTTAGACAAGCATACTAAAAAATTTCTTCAGATTGCAGCTTCAAGGCACATTGTTTTCGATTATGGAAAAATTGCTGAATTTTATGCTCATTCAAACAGCATCATTCAATATTTAATGGAAAATTCAGCTCTTGTCATTATAGATTTTAATAAAGCTATTGAACTAGGATATGTTTGTTTAAAGAAAGAATTGTCAGACTCATATTTGGAGGATTATAGCAATGATGAAAAATAATTGCTTCGTTGCATTGATACTTACACATGGGCGTCCAGACAATGTACATACAGTAAAAACATTACGGAAATGTGGCTATACAGGTGATATTATCATAGTATTAGATAATGAAGATCTGAAGATAGATCGTTATCGTAAAAACTATGAAAACATATATGTATTCGACAAAAAAGAAATAGCATCAGAAACAGATGAGGGTGATAATTTCAATGATCGTCAAGCTATTATTTATGCGAGAAATGCTTCTTTTGAAATAGCAAAAGAAAAAGGCTACCAATATTTTATTGAGTTAGATGATGATTATACGGAATTCTCATACACTTATAATCAATACGGTGAAATGAAGCAGAAAAACATTATCAATCTTGATAAAGTACTTGATACTCTAATTGATTTCAAGAATAAAACATGTGCTTTAGCTGTTGCATTAGCTCAAAGAGGAGATTTTATCGGAGGAAAGCAGAATAATATAGTTCGTGGTGAATTACTTAAACGGAAAGCTATGAACTCATTTATCTGTGATACAAACATGCCTTTTAAGTTTTTTGGTAAAATTAATGAAGATGTAAACACTTATACCTTACTGGGTAGCAGAGGAAATTTGTTTTTTCAGATACCTCATGTCTCACTGAATCAAGTAACAACCCAACAATCAAATGGCGGAATGACTGATATCTATTTGGATAGTGGGACTTATGTTAAGTCTTTCTACACAATTATGTATGCTCCTTCTTGTACAAAGATACGCCCAATGGGAAGCGTGTACAAACGCTTACATCATAGTATTAATTGGAATAATGCTGTTCCCAAAATAATTCCAGAAGGTTGTAAAAGATAGCCTTTCTTTATATTTTGATTATAGAAGATTATTCAAGTTAAAGAATGGGTTATTTCATTTTAGTTTTAGTTAGTTATAGTTTATGACAGAGAAGAAGAATCCGGCCGAGAAGAAAAAAAGAGGGCGTAAATCAGAATACAGAATAGAGTATGCCGATCAAGCTCTAAAGCTTTGTTTGTTGGGTGCAACAGATAAAGAGCTCGCCGAATTCTTCTCTGTTTCAGAGCAAACCTTAAACAAATGGAAAAAAGACTATCCCGAATTTCTTGAGTCCCTAAAAAAAGGAAAGAATATTGCGGATGCTAACGTTGCATCTCGGCTATATAATCGTGCTATCGGTTATTCCTGTAAGGCAACAAAATTTGCAACATCCGAAGGAAAAATAACAGACTCTAAAGAATATATTGAGCATTACCCACCTGATACGACAGCCGCTATATTCTGGCTGAAGAACCGGCAACCGGAGAAATGGAGAGACAAAAAAGAAGTTGATGCAAATGTGAACCTTGGTGATGAACTGGAAGGATTGAGTGACGAACAACTACAGGCTATAATTGATGGCAAAGAAGAAGAGTAAAAGACAAATATTGATTCGTAAAGCAAAGGCTGCTACCATACTCCGCAAACGAATATCAAAGAAAGACTTTTGGGCGTTCTGTTTGTACTATGATCCGAAGTTTTTCTCTAAACGTCTGTTCCTAAAGAAGGTCGCAGAAGCGTTCATGCGTGTGTATGAATCATATTCTGCTGGTATAATCTACCGTCTTGCTGTCAGCATGCCGCCGCGTGCCGGTAAGTCTTATATATCATCTCTTTTTATAGCTTGGATGTACGGTCACTTTCCGGAAGAATCCGTAATGCGTAATTGTTGTTCTGATACTCTATACAACAAACTTTCGTATGATACCCGTGATATAGTTAAGTCAAAACGATATAAAGAGATATTCCCTGATATTCATCTGAAAGGTGATAAACAGAATGTGAAGAGCTGGAATGTGGAAGGCGCTCGCCAGGTATCTTATTTCGGTGGCGGTGTTGGCGGTACCGTGATCGGCTTCGGTGCGTCTATGCTCGCCATGACCGACGACTTATACAAGAGCCTAGAAGATGCGTTGTCTGATAATAACAATGAGAAAGTATGGTCTTGGAAACAAGGTACACACGATTCACGTATTGAGGGAAGCTGCTGTATGATTGATATTGGTACTCGCTGGTCCTCTAGTGATGTCCTCGGACGTATGGAAGAAGCCGGCAAGTATAATGAAATCATCCGGATCGCAGCTCTCGATGAAAACGATGAAACTTTTTGCGCTGATGTACATACTACGGAATATTACCAGGAACTACGTTCTGAAACCGACGAAAGTATTTGGATGGCCGAATATATGCAGGAACCGTTCGAGGCCAAAGGGTTACTATTCCCTAAATCTGCTCTCATGCGTTTTAAAAGTGCTGATATCGCAGGAAAGAAACCTGACGGTGTTATCGGTGGTTGTGATACGGCAGACAAGGGAGATGATGATTTTTGCGCACCATTCGCAAAGGTATTCGGTCCCAAATACTTTATCACTGATGTTCTTTTCACCAAGGATCCTGTAGAAATAACAGAGCCTCGTTTGGCTCAAATGGTTATAGATACGGGATGCGATCAAATGCGTATCGAGTCAAACAACGGTGGACGCATATTTGCTATCCATGTCCGTAAATTGGTAACAGCGGAAAAGAAAGTCTGCACCATACAAGCCCGTCCTACTACACAGCACAAACCAACACGAATTATTATGAAGGCCGGTTGGATAAAGAGGTATTGCGCTTTCCTTGATGAATCAGAATACGCCAAAGGATCAGACTACGGTCGTTTCATGAAAGCATTAACAAGCTACAAGCGCGAGGGTGACAATGCTCATGACGATGCGCCGGATGGCATGACAATCCTTGCGGAGTTCGCAGAATCATTAGGTTTAAAATTCAAAGTGTCTACTCGTAAAGTAGGACGTGGATAATTTCATATTATAATATTGAATATAAATCATATAGAGTTTCAAATAACACATATAAAAGAGTTTTTGCCACAAATATTTGTAAATATGATATACCTGTTTTACTTTTGTTGAAAAAACATGTATTATTATCAACAACGTATATCTCTAAGAGAAATTAAAAGGTTACATGAGCAGAATCTTATTATTGACGCAAAAGATGGCGGATTACTATTAGGACCATCTCATAAAGAAGGTGGAATTTTATTTTTATTTGAGTATCAGGATTGTTTTAGAGTATTCGGTGAAGTTGAAGGTTATGAATACATTGTTAATAAGGAACAAGTTATGAAATACCAATCAATAATTCACGATATAAATAAGTATTATACTCCCCTTGAAAAGTTTGAAGAATATATACCTGATAGTAATATAACAATAATTGATGCCAAGCATCCTATATATAAAAATAGGTCCAAATTTATTATTCTAGATGTCAATGGAGGATTTTCTATCATTAATAAGTATGCGACTCAAAAGTATTTAAATACATTGGAAAAAATAAATCAAGGACTATTTTGAGAATCTTAGCGCAATTTTCCCATAATCTTCCTTAGTTTTGCCATTTATTATGTGATAAGATTTATAAGAGAAATAACGAAGTAATGTTAGGCGTTTTATATTTTAAGAGAAAAGTATATGCCAGACATTAAGGATATTCTAAAAAATGAAGACTTCGGAAGCATAGTCGGAGATTTATGCGTTGATACCCGAGAGAACCGTAATCCTCGCGAGTATATGGAAGAATACGATGGCGACAGGACTCGACGTAAAGAATCTGTCGGATATCGCGAACCGAAGAAGATCGCTGTATATTCAGAGACAGAAAAAGAAGTTGATCCTGATACAGGAGAAGAAAAGCCAAGGAGACTAGAGGATAAAACTGTAGAAGTCGCTCAAATTGTGACTAATCTACCAAAGAAGATAGTTCGTACCTCTGTTGCCTTTTTGTTTGGTGGTGAAATGACTATCACAGCTGAAGACCCAAATAACGGTTTTACCGAATTTAAGAATATCTATAAGCGTAAACTCAAGATGCAATCAGTTTTGAAAGAGTTTGCTAGAAAAGTTCTTTCAGAAACCAAAGCAGCTATTGTTTTCTATCCAGTTACCCGGGATGATGGAAAAAGCCAATTAAAGGTTAAGATTCTTTCTACTCCTAAAGATAACAATATCGAATGTGAATTCTATCCACATTTCGACGACGACGACGATATGGACGGCTTCATCTATAAATACAATGCAGAAGTCAATGGCCGTACTTGTGAATGCGTGAAGATATACACGAAAGATGTTATCTATTCCGGAGTAATGGACGGCATTTGGCTAGTGAAAAAGACAAAAAACCTCTTTGGAAAGATTCCTGTAGTATATGCCGAAGTAGATTGCCCTGATTGGGAAGATGTTGCCAACTTGATTGATAAAAAGGAAATGAGGCTTTCCCGTTTGTCAGATACAAACGATTATTTCTCTGAACCAATTTTAAAAACCTATGGTCTTGCAAATCTACCAAGTAAAGAAACCGTTGGCAAGGAATTGAACTTCGGAATGGAAATAGACCCTGATACCGGTACATCGTATCATGGTGATGCCGACTACTTAGCGTGGCAGCAGTCCTGCGAATCCGTAACACTCGAGCTTAACCAATTAGACGATGCCATACACTCCGGAGCTTCCAGCCCTGATTTATCAATGAATAAGCTAATGGGATTAGGTAATTTAAGCGGAACATCTCGCCGATTTATGCTGATTGACGCGGAAATTAAAGCCAGTGAGCAGATGGAAATCTTCGGCCCTGCAGTTCAACGTACTGTGTCAATAGTTCAAGCAGGAATGGCTAACATCACACATACTAAGTATGCATCACAGCTAAATGATAATTTTATTGAGGTGGAGTTTGGCAGTATTCTCCCACAAGACCTGGCAGAAGAACTTAAAAATCTTGAAACAGCATCCCAATTTAATAGCAAAGAGACAATCATTAAAAATTCGCCATATACGGATAATGTTGAAGAAGAGTTGGCCCGCAAGAAGCAGGATGAGAAAGATACAGCTCAAAACAACTCATTCCTAGGAGCTACACTTTAACTATGCCTGGACTTTCTTTCTACGATAAACAGCATATACAGAAAGTTGCTGCACAGCAGGCCGTAATAGCCAATATCTTTAATCAGTTTATACTTTCTGTTTCCCCGTATCTCCGTAAATGGTCAGATGCGGGGAAAAACAATGTATGGATAAGCAATCAGGGAATAGAGAGTGCGGTTGACCGGGAACTACTAAACCTTGAATCAATGTTATATGCTAATATTTCCGCATTCCAAAAGGATGGCTGGGAACGAGCAGAGAGGAAGAATGATGATTTTATTTCCCTGTTCATCAAGGGAATGTCTATTTCTAGCGCAACTAAGGATGGAATGTTTACTCATAGCCTATCTGCATTTGAGGATCTAAAGAATGATATAGATTCCAACGGTCTAAAATTGTCTGATAGAGTTTGGAATATTACACAGCAAACGAAATCGCAACTCGAATTCTATCTTGATAGCGGCGTAGTTGCCGGACGTAATTCAAACGGAATCAGTAGTGATATACGGCAAATTTTGCAAAATCCCCAAAAACGTTTTCGCCGGATCCGAAATGAGAAAGGTGAATTGGTTCTATCACAACCGATGAAAGATTATCATCCAGGGCAAGGTGTATACCGCTCTGCATACAAGAACGCTCTCCGAACATCTGCAACAACTACGAACACAGCTTATCGTAGTGCAGACTATGAACGTTGGAGTAAACATGATTTTATACTAGGAATTGAGATACAGCGTTCGGCCAATAATCGCGGACCGTGTAAGATCTGTGATGCGATGATTGGAAAATATCCGAAAACGTTCAAATTTACAGGCTTTCATCCTTTTTGTATCTGTTTTGCTACTCCTATCACCATGGAACCGGAAGACTTTGCTGATTTCTTGCTGAATGACACAGTTCCGCAAGGTCAAACTATTACGGATATTCCCCAAGCGGCAAAGGATTTTGTCTGCGAGAATAAGGATGGATTTCAATCGGCTTTCTGGTATAAGGATAACTTTACCAATGATGGAGGACTACAAAGAGAAATAGTTTCCCAACCTATTACGAATGAAGTTATAAAGGTTTCTAAACCTAAACGTATCAAGACTGATACTGAAATTACAGATATTAAACAAAAATGGAATGAACGAAAACTCTATAACAAAATAACCAACACAGAGAATGAAATACGCCTGAATAAAAGCTTTGAGACAGGAGTCTTATTTGACAAGAATGGTAATGTTGTAATCGATAAGCGCGGAGCCAAATATAGTGTTGAGTTTACGGATGAAGAATGTGCGAAGATGAAGGATTGCATTTTTACACATAATCACCCAAGAGGCTGGCAAGAGCCAGAAAAGAGTTTGGGACGAATTGGCAACTCATTCAGTCCGGCTGATATGTATCTTGCAATAGCCCATAATGTATCAGAAATGAGAGCTGTAACACCTAATTATACATTCGCTATGAAACGTCCCGAAGAAGGATGGGGAATTACAATTAGTAAATTCGAAAAGCTAGTGAATCGGGAGAATAACAAACTAAGAGCAGAGTTTACTGCTAGAATCAATAATAATACACTATCCCCAACAATGGCTTCAGTGGTCCATTATCATATATTATGGAAACGGATATCCGAAAAAATGGGATGGAGTTATACAAAAGCGAAAACTAGTTAATTGGATTCTTTTAGGAAGACGAACTCCCCTTTTTGGTCGCTTTCTTTTTTGTCATGTACCTGTGAACCATCAAGGTATTTAACAGGAATACCATTAGGGTATGCCGGGCATTTTAATTTATCAAAATTAAAATGCTTGCATTGTGTACACTTAGATATATACACATTGTAATATTCATGTCTATCTTCTATATAATCCATTCTACGCTTTAACTTAATTACAAATGTATGCATTTGATTCTGAAATAAAATATATAAGCAGGAAAAATTTACTCCCAATATATTTTAAGGAAAAAAAGTATGAAGATTTTAGCAACCATCAAAGCAGCTTTGAAAAAAGCTGGAATTCCTGAAAAGTATGCGGCCAAGGTGCAAGCTCTTTTTGACATCGAAAGTGAAGAGAATCTGGATAACTATATTGGGCTATTCAAGGATAATATTCTTCCGGACTTGGTATCAAATGAACAAGGCAGTCAAGCCAGTATTGATGCTGCTATTGCCGCTTATGAGAAAAAACACGGTTTGAAGGATGGAAAACCTATTGAGACAACTAAGACTAAAAAAACAAAGAAGCCGAAAGATGACGAAGAAGATGAAGACGAGGACGAAGATCTCGAAGGCTTGCCTGCTTCTGTTGTTAAGTTGTTGAAAGCCCAGCAGAAACAGATTTCCGAGTTGGCTGCATCTGTCTCTACTGTTGCTACAACAGTCACTACTTCTACGAAGCAGGCATCTGCTAAAGCATTGTTTGCAGATTCTAAACTCCCTGCAAAATGGTTTAATCGTATTGATGTCAATTCTGAAACTTCTGTTGAAGACCAGATTAAAGAGCTTCAAGAAGAATTTGCCGAAATCAAACAATCTGTTATTGATGATGAGGTCGCCGGCGGTGGTTACAAGCCTAATTCCTATAAGCCCAAAGAACGTACCGAACAGGAATGGTTAAAGTTAATGGAGGATGAGGAAAGCTCTGATAATGGCACTGCTAGCCTTGGTCTGGAAGAATAATTATTAATATTAAAAGCTATGTTCAGAAAAAAACAAAGTGAATTTCAGTATGCTCCTGGTATCGAAAAGATTATCGAGGACATTCAGGGCGGTGGAACTATTGCCCGCGCGGAACTGAAGGGAATCATCGACGAGCTTCCTCCGCTTGTAATTGTGGGTAAAGATGCTAATGGCCTTTACCATGTTGTTAAAACCGGAAAAGTTACTGCTGTCGCGGCTGCCGATGCTGTTGCTATTCAAATCGCAAAGAATCATGTGTTTAAAGTTGGGGAAGCTGTTACAATCGGTGGTGCTTTAACCGGAGCTTCTGATGTAATCTCTGCAATTGACAAAACCAATGCAGCTTATGACACAATAACTCTTTCTGGAGCTATTGGAGCCGCAAAGATTAATGATGTCTTAGTCCTTGTTACTGCTAAAGCTGCTGCCAAAGCTGCAAAGTTCAAGTATACCCCGGAGGTTATCACTATGAACAAGGTTGATGTGACCGTAGCTAACCAGCAGTCAGGCCTCTTGGTGCGTGGTACTGTTAATGAAGCAGTAATGCCCTACCCTGTTGACGACGCTATTAAAGCATTGCTCCGTTTTATCCGTTTTGTCTAATCCATTAAAATAAATGATATATGGAAAGAAGTTTAATTAAACAAGTGAACCGTAAGAACATGGGAGCACGACTTAACTCACGTAAAGTTAAGCCGGTCTTCTTCCCTAACTTCTTCGGTGTAAAGCAGAAAGATTCTCTGAAATGGGAAACTTTGACCGGAGAGAAAGGTGCTCCTGTTATTGCAGACGTTATCAGCTTTGATTCTTCTGCACCGCAAAAGAAACGTGAAGTTGTAGGTAAGATGTCAGGTGATATCCCCAAGACTGCCGTTAAGCGTGGTATGAATGAAAGCGACTGGAACGAATACCGGCAACTTAGCCGTGATTGTGAAGGTGATTCGGATTTGAAATCTATCCTTGACCTCGCTTTCAAAGATCAGGACTTTGTATATAACGCTGTTCGTGGACGTTTCGAATGGTGGTGCATGCAGCTGATGTCTAAAGGTGGGTTCACTCTAAACTCAAGCAATAATAACGGTATTGTTACCGAGGAATTTGTTGGTTGTGGTATGAAGAATGAAAATAAAAAGGTTTCTGCTGCTGACTGGGCAAATGCAAACACTGCAGACGGATTGCAAGACATTGAAGATACAGTAGTTTCTGCCTCTGCTGATGGTGTTACCATTAAGTACGTAGTGATGCGTAAAGATCGATTTGCTTTATTGAAGAAACAGAAAGCCGTTATCGAGAAAGTTAAAGGCTGGATCAATCAGAAAGAAAAGCTGACTATCTCCAAGAAAGTTATCAATGAATATCTCTCTGCACAAGAGAATACAGAAGGTGTTCAAATTGTCTTAGTGAGCCCGGCTGTTCGTATTGAAGATGCTTCTCATAATCGCACTACGATCAATCCATGGGAAGCCGCTAATATCTGTTTTTTGGAAGATTTACAATGCGGTGACATCCAACATGGTCCTATTGCAGCGGAACATTCTGTCGAGTACAAGAAGAAAGCAACAACACTGAAAAAAGACTTTGTTTTTATCAGCAAGTGGTCTGAACTTGAACCGTTCAAAGAGTGGACTAAAGCAGAAGCTAATGCCATCCCGGTAGTCAACGATCCTGATGCAATGTATATCATGAAAACTGATGCCAAGGAATGGGCGGCCGATGAAGATACTGAAAAAACAGATGAAGAGTAAACTATAATGGCAACAATCAGAGAAACAATACTGGAATATCCATCTATTGGGGATATGGAAGGCTTCTTGGATAAGGTAGTCTTCGTTAGGCGGGGTATCAACCCCGAAACGGAATGTACTACTGAAAGCATGAAGCAAGTCGGTCTTTGTGTCGCTGATATGTATGCCATGATGGTAAACTCTCAAGATTTCAGTGAAAACAAGCTTTCTATCACTCATCCCCGTTCTTTCTATATTCAGACTGCAAAGCAACTGTACATAGAGAACGGGGAGCCGGAGAAAGCTGCTAAACTTGGGAAACGAATCATTATCAAAGGGAGAGCTGGCAACAGATGGTAAAACGGTATCCACATACAGCAATAGTTACTATTGAGGCTAACGGGCACTTAGTTAATGGTGAATGGGTTCCTGGGAAACCGGTTGAAATATCTGTCCCCGGACGCTACGACCCGGTAAGCGATGGAAGAATTGTTTTAAAACACAATTCGGCTGGTGATGAAACACAGGTACATGGCTATTTCTACTCCAAAATGCAACCGCCAGCAGATAGTAAGTTTTTGCGTTTGAAAGTTGCATCAAAGGGTATTGATGTACCGGTTATCTGTTGGGAACCTTATCAATCACATTCAATTATCAACGTATGAAAAACGGCATGACTCCCCTATTCACCTTTGATGAAATGGAACGCTGGTTCGACCATTTTCAAAGTAAAGCAGAAGATAAGATGCTTGTTTTCCTGCAAGCAGGAGGTGAAAAGTTTATCGAAGTAGCCCGCCGGAGTGGCTCATATAAAGACCAGACTGGTAATCTTCGTTCCTCTATCGGATATATAATAGCTAAAGACGGTGAAGTGGTTACAGAGAACTTCAAAGAAGGAGACAAAGGTACTGACAAGACCACCGGTAAGTACAAAGGTCGTAGGCTTGCAGAAGAAGTCTCTCTGTCGTATACTGGTGGTTATGTGTTAGTCGGTGTTGCAGGAATGGAATATGCGGCAGCCGTGGAAGCTAAAGGATATGAAGTCGTTTCAGGTGCTAACGCACAATGTGAGAAATATCTAAGGGATACGTTGAAATCTGTTTTTAGCAAGATTTGATTATGGATGAATTTGACGCTGTAGATATAGTTTATAATGCTGTGGCCGCTGCGGGCACCGATGTTGTGATTTACAAGGACAAATCGGAAGCAGGTGTTAATAGTGAGCATATTGTTATTAATCACCTGCAACTGAATGAACTTGACTTTATTAATAAAGTGCCTGTCAATATCAATATCTTCGTTCCCTTGAATGATAATGGAATGAACCAACGTCAACGAATGAAAGAATTAAAGCGTAAGGTGCGAAAATCGCTTGATTCAATCAATAGTAGTGACGGAGTATGTAAAGAAGTAACAGTTCTCTGGAGCGTTCCAATGCCTGAACTGAAAGAGGGCTTTGCTTGTACAAATATCAGATTAGAAATTTTAATAGATCAATAATTATGGCAGGAGAAGTTAGACCTATCGCTATGGGCGTAGGTGGAATTAAATTTGGAACAGTCGGTGACGGCGTTCCCGGTGCAGATCTCAAAGATTATCCCCTTCCGACCAAAGGAAGTGTTGCATTCAACTTTGCAGATCCCAAAGAAGTGAAGATTGAAGTAGAAGGTAGTGAAGAACCTTTTTATGTTGAACTTGTGAAAGATACGACAGATTATGTCGAGTTCTCCATCCCTACTCCATCAAATGAGGTTCTCAAAGAACTGGCAGGCGGTGAAGTAGATACAACAGGCGGAAAAAACATCTGGAAAAAGCCTCTTAATACTCCTTCTATTTCAAAAACGTTCCAGTGCGAAACATTACCTAAAAACGGTAAGAAGGTCGTTTATACCATCGTGAATGGTAAGATCGCCTCAAAGATTTCGCAGGCTCCCGGATCAGAACAAGCAGAGTTGTTGCTTGTTCGTGTATATATGCAAGCTGCTGTTACTGTAGACGGTAAGAGACAGACCGCTTTTATGCGCGAAGTAGTTACTATTGCCGAAGGCGGAGAAGCCCCAGCTAATGCAGCGAATGTCGAAAGCGGAGAAGCTGCTCCAAGTGGTGCGAAAAAATAATTAACGGTCCTGTATAGCTTAAGTTGGTTAGAGCGCTACATTTATTAAGTAGAGACCGGCGGTTCGATTCCGTCTACAGGAACAAACTATTGAAGGATGGAGCTGAAAGTATTGAAGGTTAGTTGCAAATAACCGGAAGTATTGCCCGGAAGTACAACGGGCTAGGCTCCTTGAGGAAATTATGAGTATAAAGAACTTATTTCAGCAAGAATCGGAATCTGTAACGGAGCAGCCTGTCAAGATTCCATTTGATTTTACTAACCGAGATTCTATTCCAAAAGGAAAGGATCCCGGTGATTGTATTGTAATAAAGCCTATCACTGTCCGGACATGGTTTAGAATTCGTCCGCTTCTCCTTGAAATTGAAAAGGAAGATATTGATAAAATGATTGTGAAAGATGGTGAGCTGAATGCTGATTTTCCAGAATTGATGAATAAATATGGAGGACTACTTCTCGATGTCGTTTGCCTGGGCATTCATAACAAGCCTAGTGATCCGCCGGCATGGTTTAAAAAAGCCCTCATTGACAATACGACATGGGAGGATATACGCATATTATTCAATGCAATCATATATCGCATAGGGTATCACCCTTTTTGTACCTCTATCACGATGCTTCGGAACGTGAGCCCGCTACGAGAGACGGAGATAATAGCCGCTCGGAAGAATCTGCAAAGTTGGAAGGATATAACCAAAGCAGATTCTTAGTTATTGCAAAAGAAGCTCTAGGATTAACGTTTAATCAGACGTTGGATAGTAGCTATGGATTAATAGAGATATTGCTTCAGGAGTACTCATTTGTGATGAGACAGCGTAATAAGACGACTGACGAAGACGGAAATGTTGAAGGGCAAGATTACGAGTGGGTAGAACTTCCCTCTTTCGATGATCCTAGTAAGACGGTCAGGATAAAGAAATATAATGATATTGTCGGAAAGGTCAAATGATAAGGTAATTTGCTACTGTGTTTATATATTAGGTTAACTGTTTTTTTATAAATTGGTTTAGAGTATTGCGATCCCTTGTATCTGTGAAGATATAGGGGATTATTTTTTAATCTCCTGAAGCTTCTGATTGAGAGATGTATTATCCCGCTGTAGATTCTCAATCAATCTTTTCTGATAAGCGAGCATCCCTTCAATTCTTCCTTCATCCTTGCCCTTCTTGTAAGCAGCATTGATTTCTTCTTCTGTGTAGTTCCTTTTATTCGCTACAGATACGTTCTCATTTTCCTTGGTCATGGCGCTAATGAATAGTAATTTATATATTATAGAAAAAGGCTATCTCTCCCCTATTCTTTCCGACCAAGGAACATAATCTATTGCAACGCATTAGGATTATGTAGCAAAGGGAATTGATAGCCTATATTGTGGTATAGTAGGCGAATCAACTCCCTAATACGTTGAAATAAAAATCGTTCCTTGGTCTTAGAACACTGCAAAGATGCTTATTCTTCTCGAAATAGCCAAATTTTACCTCCTCTTTATATTTTAAGAATAAATGCTATATGGGTATTCAGAATAAAGATGGTGCGTTATATTTCGCTACAGGTATAGATAATTCAGGGCTATATTCCGGGCGTCAAGAAGCGATGGGAATCATAAAGGCAATGGCCGGTGAAATTACCGCTTTTGATGTATTCGGAGGGATTGGCATTAGTGCGGGAATCGCTTTTACTCAAGCAGCCAAAGAAGCATATAACTTCGAAAAGCAGTTCCAGCAAAGCATGAAAGAAGTTGCTACTCTTTCAAGCGGGATAAAAGGCAGTCTTACCGATTTTATGAATAGCGTTATTGATATGACTAGAGAGGTTCCAGTCGGAGCCGTAGAGTCAGCGAAAGCACTATATCAGATTGTATCTGCAGGACATGATGGAGCGGATGCTATGAATATTCTAAAAGTATCTGCTAAGGCTGCTATCGGCGGCGTTACAGAAACGGCTACTTCGGCAGATGCTATCACTACAATTCTTAATGCATATAAAAAAGGAGCTTCTGAAGCAGAATCTGTTTCTGATATGTTATTTACCACAGCCAAGCTTGGTAAAACTACAATGGGAGAACTTGGAAAGAGTATTGCTCAAGCTGCTCCCATTGCCTCGTCCTTCGGTATTGATATTGAAGACGTGCTAGCAGCTGTCGTATCAATAACCAAACAAGGTGTTCCAACAGCCGAAGCGATGACTAAAATACGTGCGGCAATTATGGGAACGGCTAACCATTTAGGTGATGCAGCCTTTTCCGGACGTTCTTTCCAGGAAGCATTACAGCTGATCTATAATGAAGCAAACGGAAGTACTACAAAAATGAAAGAATTATTGGGTACCGACGAAGCTTTACAGGCTGCACTAATGATAACCGGACAAAATGCAGTAGGTGCTGCGTCCGATCTGGAACAAATGAAAAATGCAACAGGTGCCGCAGAAGCTGCTTTTATAGAAATGTCCTCATCAGCCGAGAATCAAATGAAGCTTCTTGGTAATAATATAACAGCTGCCCTTCGCCCGTTAGGAAAAGAAATCTTAAAGGAAATATCCAGTGCAGCGCAATCTATGAATGAAGCCTTTGCTGACGGAAGCGCTCAAGAAGCATTGAAAGAAATAGGAGCATTAATAGTTGTTGTTACGACTGCCCTTGCAGGATACAAAGGCAGTATTCTTGCTGTAAGTACTGCTAAGCAAGTATATGCAACGGTAACAGCAATTGTAAATCGACAGCGTGCTATTGAGGCCGCTGATTTAGTCCTAAAGAAAGGCTTGTACGCTATTGAGGCAACAATGATTGCAAAGAATACATCTTCTCGTATCTTATTGACAAAAGCCCTCAAAGCTCAAACTATTGCACAACTAAAAAATGCTGCTGCAATGTTAACTAATCCTTATGTATTAGCAGCTGCCGCATTTGCAGGGCTTGGGTATGCAATTTACAAATGTGCTACAGCAGAATCTGTCTCCGAAAGAGCTATAAGAAAGCATAATGCTGCTATGGAGACTCAAAAAAAACATTTTGATGAATTGAAAAATAAGGCAGAAAGTCTTGTCAATATTATAAGAGATGAAACATCCAGTCAATTTGATAAATTAAGTGCATACAAACAACTTCAATCTATAATGCCAAATGTTTTAAAAAATCTTGATTTAGAGAAGATTAAAACAATGGAACTCCATGATATTTTAAAACTACTCAACAAAGATAAAAATGAGCAATATGTAATGGGGATTAAGGTTAGAGCTGTTATGAAGCAAGAAGAACTTGATGCAGCTACCGCTGAATGGCAAAAGGCTATCGATGAAGCTGAAAAAAACAGAAAAGATGGTATTGAAGATCCAGGATTAAGTATAAGAATTGGACGATTAGCCAAAAAGAAGAATGAAGCTGCAGAGTCTGCCCGTCTTGCAAAAGAAGAAGTAGAGAAAATAAATGAAATTCAGAAGAAAGCAAAGGAAGAACAAAAGAAAGAAGAAGAAAAAGCTGCCATTCAAAATAAAGCCTTTTGGACAAAACAAAAAGAAGATGCTACTAAAGCATTGGAATCAATCGCTTCAGCACAAAAGAAGCAAATGGATGCCGGAAAGTTCAAAGGGATAGATTCTGCTGTGGTAAAGTCTTATAAAGAAAATGTCAAGAAGCTAAAGGAGGCTGAAAAAGAATTAAAAGTCTATGATTCATCTTCCAAGCAGGACGACCAAGCTCACAAGCTCCGAGAAGAACAGGAGAAATATAAACTCCTACTAGATAAGCAGAGCAGAGAGCAGCAGCGCATGAAAGAAGACTCTGCAAATGAACTCGAACAACTTGAAATCAACAAGCTCAAAGAAAGTAGTGAAAAGGTCCTTAGACAAAGGAAACTCAATCATAAGCTAGAGTTACAGGCTATCGATCGTGAAGCAGAGGATAAGAAATTACAAGAAATTGAAAAAGCTCGTTCAGCTTTTGAAGCTAATCCACAAAATAAAAAGAAAACCTTCAATGCATCAGCATATGTCAAGTCAGAGCCAGTAAAGAAACAGTTTGATGCATTTGATAAAGTTGCTAATGAAAAAAAGGAAACTACAGATTTAAAGTACAATCGTGGGGATGATTTAGCTGATTTGCTGAATCAGTATCAAGACTATACGGACCAACGCCTTGCTATTGAACGAAAATTCAACGAAGATATTGCCACCTTGCAGGAACAACGTAAGCAAGCGGTTAAGAATGGAGATACAGAACAGGTTGAACAAATTGATCGGTCTATTGCTCAAGCAACAAAGAACAAGGGAATGGAATTGATGGGCCTGGATTACGATAAGTTGAAAGAGTCTCCGGAGTATGTTCGTGCATTTGAAAATCTGAAAGAAACGTCTTCTGAAACTCTTAATTCTCTGCTTACTCAATTAGAGAATGCAAAGAGTACGGCTGCCAAAGTTCTTTCCCCGGACCAGCTTCGCGAATATACTAGTACTATTCAATCAATTATGGATGAATTGGATTCACGTAACCCGTTTCAATCATTATCTGACAAGAAGAAAGAATTAGCAGAAGCAGAGGAAGAGTTAGCTAATGCGCAAATGGAATTAGAGAATGCCCGTCAGACTGCCGAGGCTGTCAAGGGTGGAGCACAAATAGAGAATGGTGTCAAGTCCTCAAAATTCAACGAAAAGACTGGTAAAATTGATTCCACAAAAGCTTATCTGACCGAGGCACAGGCTTTGGATAAAGTAAAAGAAAAGACTTCGAGATACAATGAGGCGAAAGATAAGGTAGTACAAAAGGATGCAAAGGTAAAGAAAGCAGAAAAAGACGTAAAAGCACAGTTGGATGAATTATCAGACGCATTAACTGATGTTGGAAAATCAATCGGTGGACCGGCCGGAGAGATTATTTCTTTAATTGGTGAAATAGGAACCTTTGCATTGACTGCTATGAGTGGTGTTGAAATGGCAGCAGATACATCGGCTAACGCTATCAGTACAGTTGAGAAGGCATCTGTTATTCTTGCTGTTATTAGTGCCGTTATACAGGTAGCAACAAAGATTTTCAGTATGTTCACTAAGGACGATACGACAGAAAAATACGAGAAAGCGAAAGAAACGTATGAATCCTATATTAATATTCTTGATCGGATAATTGAGAAACAGCTGGAGTTAGCGGAGACCTTGACAGGAGATACCGCAAACGCTGTTTATGAAGCTGCTATTGCCAATATCAAAGAACAAAGCGCAAATGCCCGAGTACTGGGGCAACAATACTTAAATTCTGGTGCTTCTGGAAAGTCACACTCAAAGGGTTATGATGAAGTAGATGATATGTCCGGTGAAGGTTGGAAACAAGCTGCAGAGGCATTAGGCATGTCCGTAAAGGAATTTAAAAAGAAAATGGGTGGTCGTATGACTGGATTATTTGATTTGACCGATGAGCAACTTGCGGAACTTCAGGAACATGCCGGTATCTTCTGGTCTCAACTTGATTCAGACACGCAGAAATTTGCAGATCAAATCGCAAATGGTGTCGGGCAGGTAGCGGAGGTGCTGGAACAGCAAATAGCTGATACCACGCTTCTTGATTACAGCTCTCTTCGTTCAGACTTTCAGGACTTGCTTAATGATATGGACGCCGATTCTGCCGACTTCGCTGATAACTTCGAGGAATATATGAAGAATGCCATCGTAAATTCTATGCTTAAAGAAGAATTCATGGACAGCTTAATGGCTTGGAGAGAAAAACTTAACAATGCTATGGATGACGGTGTGACTGAAGATGAGTATAATGCACTGAAGGCAGAAGGGCAACAGCTCTCTAATGAAATGAAAGCAAAACGAGATGCAATGGCAGAAATGTTCGGCTGGAATGATAACGACGATGAGCGTGAGGCATCAAAGAAAGGATTTGCTTCAATGTCGCAAGATTCAGCCAACAAACTAGATGGAAGCTTTGCTGTAATGACTTCGCATACTTATTCTATAAATGAGGAAGTTAAGAGTATTAATTCAGGAACAGAGAAAATAGCAGAGAAACTGTCATATCTAATAAATATGGATAAGAATATGGCTGAAATGCTTCGGGGTAATGATACTATTGTTTCCCATTTATCGGATATCTCCAATTACACATCTAACCTTGTGGAAATAAGAGAGTTCATGTACGCTGTAAAGCTGGGAATAGACACGTTAAACACTAAAGGTATAACATTAAAGCGATGAAAGGGCAATTATTGATTGACGGAATAGAGGCATATACCAGCTTGGGTATATGTGTTACAAAGGGAAGTTATAATAATCTTGTAGCATTTCCTGCCATGAAGGAACCAGATAAGAATGATTGGCCGGAGGAGGATGGACAAGAATTCGATCTTTCTTGTCCTGCATTGGATACGGCCGAAGTAAGCATTGAATTTGCGTATATAGGCAGTTTGGGTATTGGTGGATTGATTGATATACTTTCTGACTTAAGCTATCATGAATTTTACTTTCCTTTCATTGACAGGAGTTATAAGTTACGTCTGTCTTCCCAAAGCAGCTATGTTATTAATCCGAGCCTTGAAGTTGCTAAATTTATTTTTAGTAACGACTTCCCCCGAGAAGTCGATTACGAATACCAGGAGCCCGTAAATGAGCTTCCAATGCCTAAAGGTTACGAGATTGATGACAAAGACTTATCCGATTATGGCGTAGTCGTATTGCAAGGTAGTAATGCTGAAATACTAAAGGCTCCGACGGTAAAAAAGAACCTATTACAGAATTTCAAGCGTCAAGACGGAGCAATCTACGATGGTGAAGTTGTGAAATTTCAGACGAAAGAAGTATCTCTCAAATGCCTAATGCGTACCAGAACAATTGAAGCATTCTGGCGTAATCACGATGCCCTACTCCATGATCTCACAAAACTGTCTGCCAAGGTCGATGATGAAGGATATGAGTATTCCGATGCGGAACGTATATTTTATTGTGATGAATGGAGTGAAAGCTATCCCTGCTATTATAAGAGTTGTCAGACGAATGATTTCATGCTAAATAACGGTGTATGGTGGGAGTTCACTTTGAAACTCGTATTTACCAGCTTCCGGATCGGAGAAACGGAGTTCTTGCTTTCATCCGAAGCGGGCGAATTTATCATAACAGAGGACGGAGAGTTTTATATAGATTTAAATTGATTTGCTATGCCATTAAAGAAGAAAAAAATATCAGAACTGAACGAAGCCAGCGACATGAAAGGCTTCTTCACTATCGGCTACCGAGTAATCAACGGAGTTAAGACTAGCCTTAAATTTGGTTTAGAGAAGATTCAGACTGCCTTGGATAATATGCTCAAGGCTACGAGTGATGCAAAAACAGCTACTACCGATATGAGGCAGTTAGAAGCCACAGTTGAAGAGAATGAATCGACTCGTGAAACCGCTGAATCCCGTCGCAATGCTTCCGAACAATCCAGGCAGACAGCCGAAACGAATCGTTCTCGTGAAGAACAGGCACGGGAAGCAGCTGAATCCGTTCGTATCACTAATGAGAATGCACGTAAAACCGCTGAAAGTGGACGCTCTACTGCTGAAACTGCACGGGATAATGCAGAAAAGAAACGTGTTACTGACGAAGGTACACGAGAATCTAACGAGCAAGCTAGAAAGAATGCCGAAACAACGAGAGGCAATGCCGAATCCGAACGTGTGGCTAATGAGAATGCACGCAAATCTGCCGAAACTTCCCGTGTCTCCGAAGAAGATAAAAGAAAGACTTCCGAAACAGAACGTGTTACGGCTGAAACCGGACGTTCCTCTGCTGAAAATATCAGAAAGCAAAATGAAGATGCGCGTAAGACAGAAGAAGCGGCCCGCGTAACTGCTGAAGATAAACGGGTAATTGCTGAATCCGGACGTGTTGATACAGAAGCTAAACGTGTGTCGGATGAACAAACACGTAAAAGTAATGAAGATGCACGTAAGACCGCTGAAACAGGTCGTTCTTCTGCTGAATCGGAACGTGTGAAGGAAGAAGACAAACGAAAAACTGCGGAGAGTGGTCGTTCTTCCGCTGAATCTACTCGTGTTTCTGCCGAGGATAAGCGGAAAACAGATGAAGCGACAAGGGAAACGAATGAAACCTCACGTGTGGCTGCCGAATCTAACCGTATTACCGTCGAATCCGAACGTGTATCTGCCGAAGCAGCCCGCAAGTCAGCGGAGACAGGCCGTGACTCCGAAGAAAACAAGAGAAAGGCTGCTGAAACTTCCCGCGCTACGGCTGAAACTTCTCGATCATCCGAAGAAGATAAGAGAAAGCAGAATGAAGATGCGCGTAAAACTGCGGAAGGTACTCGCGGATCAAATGAGACTAAGCGTGTAAATGCCGAAACGGAGCGTGTCGAAGCAGAGTCTCAACGCAAGTCAGAGTATGCCGGTATTGTGCAGGAAATGACGCAAGCAACAGATGAAGCCACCGGACAGATTGCTCTTGTCAAGCAATTAACAGATGATGCGAATGCCGCTAAGAACGCATCTGTTGAACAGACGGCTCTTGCAAAGAAAGCTACAGATGCGGCTAATACTGCGGCTGGTAGTGTTAATGCTGCCAAAGATGCTGCAACTACTGCGGCTGCAGGGGCCAATGCTGCCAAAGCTGAATCAGAAGCTCAAACCGCCTTAGCGAAGAAAGCGACAGATGAAGCAAATACAGCCAAGGATGCATCTGTTATACAAACAGGGTTAGCAAAGAAAGCCACGGACGATGCGAACGCTGCTGCATTGGCGGCTAACAATGCGGTTTCAGGAGTTGACGCAAAAGTGAAAGCTGCAGTTGATGCACTCGTTGCCGGAGCACCGGATGCTCTCGATACACTGATTGAGTTAGCGAACGCCCTGAACAATGATCCGAACTTTGCGGCTACAATGGCAACAGAGTTAGGAAAGAAGCTCAATATAGCTGATATTGTTAATAATCTGACAAGTGGAGGGACTAATAAAGTGCTTTCTGCCGAACAAGGAAAGGCATTGAAAGCAGCTTTGGACTCCCATAACCATGATAGCAGATATGAACTGATAATCACTAAACTGACCGCCTTTAACAAGAATTTCGGTACGACTGCCGGGACTGTATGTGAGGGTAACGATTCGCGTTTGAGTAATGCACGGCCTCCATTAGCGCATACGCATAAAGTATCTGAAATCAGTGATTTTCCTTCTTCTATGCCCGCTAGTGACGTATACTCTTGGGCGAAGGCTGCATCCAAACCAACCTATACAGCAAACGAAGTAGGCGCCTCTCCATCAGGTCACAATCATGCTGGTACATACGAACCTGCATTTACTAAAAACTCTGCTTTTAATAAGAATTTTGGTAGTGCCGACGGGACTGTTTGTGTGGGAAATGATGCACGTCTAAGTGATGCCCGTACACCGAAAGCGCATACACATAAGGTTTCAGATATTAGCGATTTCCCTTCTTCTATGCCGGCAAGTGATGTTTCATCGTGGGCGAAGCAGCCGAATAAACCTTCATATACAGCTTCCGAGGTTGGTGCTTCTCCGTCTAATCACAACCACGCAGGAGTATATCAACCGGTCGGAAGTTATGCAGCGAGTTCGCATACACACGGAGCAACGGATATAACTCCGGATAGTACTCACCGCTTTGTTACCGATACAGAAAAAGAGACCTGGAACAGTAAGGCTGCGGGAAACCATAATCATGATTCAGCATATCAACCTAAAGGTAGCTATGCACCGTCTTCTCATAAACATGTAGCAACCGACATTACGGACGATTCTACACATAGATTTGTAACGGATTCTGAAAAGGCTAATTGGGATAGTAAGGCTGCAGGAAATCACAACCACGATTCAGTATACCAACCTAAGGGTAGTTATGCTGCAAGTTCTCATAAACATACAGCGACGGACGTTGAAGAAGATTCGACTCATCGTTTTATGACGGATGCAGAACGTACAAAACTTAGTGGAATAGCCTCCGGAGCTAATAATTACTCTCATCCGGTTTCTCATCCAGCATCAATGATTGAAGAAAGTACTACAAGAAAATTTATGACTGATGCAGAGAAAACTTTACTAAGTTCTCTCGGAACTAATGCTATACAATTAGAATCACAAAATCTATGGAATAAAAAAGCGCAAAATGGATATGTAAAATATTCAAATGGGCTATTGATGCAATGGGGAGTAAATGCTGGAGCTGTAGGATTCTCCTCATTATATCTACCTACAAGTTTCTATGACACAAATTATATCGTACAACTAACGGGAGTATCAGCTAATACAACAGAGATTATAGTGTATGCTCCAACAATATATACTAAAACAATTTCTTCATTTCAAGTAGGTACAAGGTATATAGCAAGCGGAGGAGAAATAGCTTGGACAGGTTGGCAGTTTACTTGGTTTGCAATAGGCCGTTGGAAACTTTAAAAATTATAAATTATGAAGTATTGGAAACAAGGATTTTATGATGAACTGGTAGACGGTTCGGTAGAAATTATGGATGAGTATTACAATCAACTATTAGCAGGGCAATCAGCTGGGTTGATTATAGTTGAAAGCAAGAATGGCTACCCAATATTGGTAGAATATGAGTACGACATTGAAGAAGTGCAAAAAATGAAAATATCTGAAATACAGATGTTTGACAAATCGGCCGATGTCAATTCTTTTAAAATTGAAGGGGAAAGTGTATGGTTAGACAAATCCACACGTGTTGGATTATTTAACTCAATTTCGATTGAGAAAAATGTAGGGAAAACGCATACAACCCTGTGGTATGATGCAGTGAAGTATGTTATCCCTATACCTAACGCTTTAGCAATGTTGAATGCCGTAGAACTGTATGCACTCAACTGCTACAATGTGACACAATCTCACATCGCAGCAGTCAGATCATTGCAGACAATTGAGGAAATTGAAAACTACGATTATACGATAGGGTATCCGGAAAAGTTGAGCTTTCTGGGATAACCAGTTTTGAAGTTGTATGCTTCAATTTCTTCTTTTGTCTCTAATTGACTAATAGCCTTCGTATGCCTTTGTGTCGTGTCATAACACGCAAGGGTATACAATTCTAACTGTTGTAACATGTCAATAGCTCTTTCGATTGATAAGATAAACTTTATATCACCAATCCAGATACTTGTTTCAGATCGTCCGACTTCTTTCTCAATATTGATTGAGTTCATAAGCCCCACACGGGTACTTTTGTTTAACCAACCGAATACGTCATTAATACTGAATTGATTTACTGTTTCGGATAAATCATAAAGTCGCAATTCATTTAGTTTTTGCGCTCTGGTTTCTTCGATAGTAGCTTCGTGCACAACTAAGATCGGATATCCCTTTTGGCTTTCAGCTATGAGTAGCCCGGCCGATTGTCCTGCTAATAACTCTTGATAATATTCATCCGTTATTTCTACTGAACCGTCTACCGGTTCGTCATAAAATCCTTGTTTCCAATACTTCATGATATTTGTTTTTAAATTATTTCCAGCGACCGATCGCAAACCATGTAAAATCCCAGCCAGTCCAAACGATAGCCGGAGTTGAATTTATTCCACGGGTAAGGAATTTAAAATATGATTTATTCTTATTATTAGGGTCATAACCCGGAGCATACACAAATGATTCACCTGTAACGTTTATCCCTCCAGTAAGATAAACGTTGTAATTAGTATCATAGAAGCTGGTAGGGAAATACAGACTAGTTGTCCCCGTTGCTCCAGCTCTTGTTCCCCATTGCATTAATAAGCCATTACTATACTTGACATATCCGTTTTGTCCCAAATTTTGACTAGCTACTTGAGTTGCATTAGTTCCGAGAGAACTTAGGTGAATTAAACTACATTTTGAGTGATTTCTTTTAAATATTTTTCATTTTGATTTATTTCGTGACAATGCCGTTGATGTTGTGTGTTATATATTATTTTGGCAATGATTCGTCTATCATTTCCTTACTTTTATGCCTATTATTCAACACATTTCTATTTGACGTTTATATTTTAGGATATAATTCTAAAGGTGATATGATTTTATATAATGGTGATAAGGAAATAAAAATCGAAGTAAAGGATGAAAGCTACTCTTATGAAGCTATCATGGGAGAAGATACACTCACTTTGTATTTTTCTCATCCGGGATACTTGGAAATACCGGTTGGCTCTTGGTGTGACTTCTACGGAAAGCGTTATTCTTTGAAGAAGGATAGCAATTTCAAGAAAAACGGTGAACGTAACTTCGAATATACATTGATTCTGGAAACTGGGAAGGCTGATACGATGTTGTGGAAAGTACGCCATACCGTTGACAGAAGTATTAAGTTCTCATATACAGCTAAGGCACACGAACATCTACGTCTACTTGTTGAGAACCTGAACCGTCGGAGTACCGGGTGGAAAGTCGGTGATTGTATCGAGGGAACGGAGAAAGTAATCAACTACAATCACACCTATATACTTGACGCTCTCAATCAACTTGCAGAACTATATGAAACAGAATGGCAGATCACTGAAGAAACTGTGAATGGAAAGCAAATTAAGACTATCCATCTGCGTAAAGTTGAGTATAACAAGGAGAACCCTTTGAAACTGTCGTATGGTAAAGGCCACGGCTTCAAGGTCGGTGTTGGTAGGACTTCTGGGGATATACCACCCGAAATAATTTTGGTAGAAACTACAGATCGCAATATTGATTATTCTACATACGGATCTAAATACCTGTTACTTCCAAAGAATAAGACTCTTGTTTACGAAGGGAGAACGTATAAGACAGATGCGGATGGAACTTGTGTCATGCGTGCTGATAAAGAACTTACAACAGCAAAGGAAGATAGTCTGGACTGTACAGCTATTTATCCTTCCCGTGTTGGTACTGTTAGTTCTGTTATTGAAGTGAACAAGGAGAATAACTTCTTTGACTTTGTAGATAAAGACATTCCTGAAGAGTTGAATTTCGAAGATTGTCTCATAGCAGGAGAAACAATGACGGTTATTTTCCAGACTGGTATGCTTACAGGCAAGGAGTTCGAAGTAAAGTATATCCATGAAGCGAAAGACAAGAAAGAGGCACGTCGATTTGAAATTGTTCCGCAGGAAATTGATGGTATTACTATGCCGGAGCCGGAAGTCTGGCGACCGAAGGTTGGTGATACATACGCAGTGTTCGGAATGCAATTGCCGAAGGCTTATATCTGTAACGATAGCACACAAACGGGTGCGAGCTGGGAAGCTTTCAAGGAAGCTGCTAAATACCTCTATGAACATGAAGATAAAGCATTCATATTTACCGGAACATTGGACGGCATCTGGGCGAAAAAACGCTGGTTACAGATAGGTGGAAAGATCGTGCTGGGTGGATATGTGAACTTCTCCGATACACAGTTTCATCCGGAAGGTTCTCTTATTCGCATGATCGGAATCAAACGTTTTGTGAATAATCCGTATTCTCCCGAAATTGAACTTTCTAACGAACCGGTAGGCACATCTGTTTCAAGTGATCTGAATAAGATTGAGACAAACGAGGTGACGGTTATTGAGAAGCATAAAGATGCACTTCAATTTACTAAGAGACGGTTCCGGGACGCAAAGGAAACGATGTCGATGCTGGAAGATGCATTGTTGAATTTCTCTGGATCTGTCAATCCGATAACTGTTTCAACCATGCAACTGCTTGTAGGTGATGAAAGTTTGCAGTTCCGGTTTGTGAACTCAAAAACAAATCCGGCACAAGTATCTCATAATATTACTTATAATGCCAGCACAAGAATACTGAATGCTCCGGCAGGAATCATCCAGCATTTGACACTCGGTATTAGTACTCTTTCTTCTTCTCACAAGGCAGATGAATATAAATACTGGGATTTGGTTGAATACAATTCTCCGGCACTCACTGATCTTGAAAAGAAATATTATCTATATGCTGTATGCAGCAAAGAGAATCAAACTGGTACGTTTCTTCTAAGCGAAACGGCTATTAAGATGGAGGGCATAGCAGGATATTATCACTTCCTAGTCGGTGTCCTCAACAGCGAGTATGAAGGTGATCGCAGTTTTGTTGAGCTGTACGGATTTACGGAGATTCTGCCGGGACGGATAACTACTGAACAGATAATTTCCCCGGATGGGGAGACGTATTTCAATTTGGCAAAAGGGGAAATAGGCGGAAATATTCAAATTAAAACCGGATCGTCTGGATTGGAAAATCTGTCTGAATGGGAAGCAGCTCACAAAGAAATTGAAGATGCTGGTAAAGCAGCAGAACAGGCCAATAATGCAGTAGAAGGGCTTCATGGTTATGTAGATGGAGTATTTGCCGATGGTATTATTACAGAAGCCGAAGCAAAAGCTATTGAAAAGTATATCAATACGATTAATAATGCTAAAGCTACGGTTGAAGCCACTTATAACAAGCTATACACGAATGTTTATTTATCCGGTTCCGCCAAAACGGGTTTATTGAATGCGAAAGTTACCCTTATGGGGTGTATTTCAGACCTGATAAATGCAATTAATACAGCTATTGACGATGGACTCACAACACCAGAAGAGAAGCAAAACGTTGATGCACATTTCGCCTATTTCAATAGTGCCTATGCTGATTTCAACACAGCCGTAGAATCTGCAAATAGAGCTATTCAGGATAAGCTAAAGGAGTTCTCGGATACCGCTATGAAAGAAGCATTGCAAGCCTTACAAGACGCAGAAGATGCCGGCAAAGCAGCGGAACAGGCAAACAGCGCAGTTAGTGGTTTGCACGACTATGTGGACGGAGCATTTGCTGACGGCATTATCACGGAAGCAGAGGCTTTAGCCATTGAGAAGTATCTAAATACAGTCAAAAATACAAGGGCAGCCGTCGAAGCTACCTATAACAAACTGTACGCAAATTCATACCTGGAAGGTGAAGCGAAAACAGGTTTGCTGAATACCAAAATATCCCTATTTGGTGCTATTGACAATCTTATTGCTGCAATTAATGTAGCTATCAATGACGGGCAGACAACCGTTGAGGAGAAGAGGAATGTAGATGATAAGTTTGCCCTGTTTAATTCTGCCTTAGCTAGTTTCAATACAGCGGTTGAAGTTGCGAATAAAGCTATTCAGGATAAATTGAAAGACTATTCAGATCAGTGCTTCGCTGAATTGAAAGTACTCAATACTCAAATCTCCGCACAGGTGACGCGGGTCGATAGCTTAACGCAGAGGATAGATACTGCCGGATGGATTACCACGGCCGATGGAAATAAAATTTATGCTTCTAAAGAGCTAGAAAGTGGCAATACGCTTATATCTTATATCAACCAGGCAGCAGGTGAAACGACTATTCACTCTTCAAAGATTAACCTAGAAGGTGCTGTTACAATCACCGCATTGCATAGTGACCTGCAGGGAGTGATTAACTCCAAGATCGACAGAGACGGATTAGGTCAGTTGGCATTTGAAGATGCGGTTGAATATGCGAAGTTAGGCACTACCATTGTGGTAGGCGGTTACCTAAATACTGACCTGATAAAGGTTAGGCATATTGAGGCTGTTTCCGGTTTTATTGGAGGATTTACAATTGAAGGTGGTCGTCTTGTATGGACACGTTCTGATTATTTCGGAGGGACATCAAGAAGTTTAAAGCTTGGTTCAGGAACTGCAAAGGAAGGCGTTGTTAATGTGACTTTTAATGCTGCAACTGATGGTAAATTTGGAGTTTGTGCAGTAGGAGCAACAGCTGGAGGAAGTGCGGCCATCTATGGTTCTTCTAAATCAAATCCTACATATCCGAACAATTACATTTATGCAGGTTTCTTTGATGGTAATGTGAATGTATTGGGTGATGTTTCTGCGAATGGATTTTACCCTCGTGATGGGAATGGAAATACTATGGACGTAGTATCAGATATATGGGTATATGGTTTAAAAGACAGCAATACTTTTGGATATAGAGCACATATCGTGAAGGGGATTATTGTAGAATTAAAAAATACATAAAGTTGCAATGAAAGTAAATTTAAACAGAAACTTGCTTGACTTTAGAGGTCGGGAGTTTATTGAATTAGTGAATGGGAAAGAAAGTAAGAAATCTGTCCGTGATTTGGTTGCAGAGGCATTATTTGCAGCTGGTTCTAATCCACAGAAGAATATGGAAACTTCCAAGAAGTTACGAGCATACAAAATGCTACAACAGATTATTAGCAACCGTGGAGTACTTAATATTGAGACAGAAGATGCTGCTCTTTTAAAAGAGATTTGTGGAGAATATCTCACTGCAGGTACATACGGACAAATTTATGATTTAATAGAAGGAGGAAACAAAGAATGAACATCACAGCAACTAACAGTACCGCTACAACTAAGGTTACGGAAGCTATCAGGGTTAAATACAGAATGTCAACCCGTGGCACCGAGGCAGTCAAAGATATTACTGCCGAAATCATTAAGGATGAAACGACTGTCGGATTCTTCAATGCATCGCGAAATGGAGTAACCGGCTTCTCGCTACATGAGGATCATGGGCTAACCTCTGGCGAAGTGAAACAAGTATTTCAGACTGCTATTGATGATTGTAGCGAGATATTGAAATGAAGTATTAATATTTTAGATATATGATTATGGATTATTTCAAAAACTTACTTATTGGATTGATTACTGGCATAGCTGCTTATCTTAATCCTATCTCTGGGGAGATCAAAAGTCTTATTGCTGTATTTGCCCTAAATTTCATCTGTGGACTACTTACTGCACTCCTTATCAATCATGAGAGTTTTTCTTTTAAAAAGGCTTGGAGGTGCATTGTAGAAGCAACCATTTTCTTTGTCTTGGTCAGCTGTATCTACTTTATTGGTGAACACAAAGGAAATCCGGAAGGTGCGCTACAATGTGTTTCATTTATTACGTATAGCGTTTTCTATTTCTACGGGGTAAATATTCTAAGGAATATCAAAGAAATTCTACCCAACTCTAGTAATGGCTATAAGGTAGTAGCTTTCTTGCACTATGTATTAAGTGTCGAGTTTATAAAGAATATCCCTTACTTAACGAACTACTTACAAAAAGGAGGTGCAAAATGATTGAAGTTTTGGAGTTTATTTTTCAAGATTCTTGGCATTGGCTAGGAACAGCCATTTTGATAGCTATCATTTTTCGTGTCAATTTGGTAAAGATTGGTCCAATAACAAAGAATAAGGAGGAGAAGAAATGAAGAAAATTGATGCAATTATCATCCATTGTTCGGCAACACGTGCCGGACAGGATTTGCGGGCGAAGGACATTGACCGGATGCACCGGGCCAGGGGATTCAATCAGATCGGTTATAACTTCATTGTTGACCTTGACGGAATGGTTGAGAATGGGCGACCGTTAAGCATTGACGGAGCGCATTGTAATACCAAAGGATTTTCAAAGTCTTCGTATAATAAGCATAGTGTTGGCATCTGTTATATCGGAGGCTTGGACGCATCTGGAAAACCTGCAGATACACGTACTCCAGCTCAAAGGACAGCACTACGCGAATTGGTCGCAAAGCTTTGTAAGGAATATCCTATAATTGAAGTACTCGGACACCGTGATACTTCGCCGGATCTGGACGGCAGTGGTGAAGTAGAGCCGGCAGAATATATCAAAGCTTGTCCCTGCTTCGATGTCAGGAGTGAATTTTCTAATTTTCTTCGTAATACAGTGATCCGGCCATGAAAGCGCTAATCTATATAACCATATTCCTGATGTTGGGAATATGGTTTACCTCCTGCAAGACTTCCCGGAATATGGAAACTCAAAAGCAGGTAGACTATTCCGGTGAATTGAGTCGTATTCAAAGTATAATTGAATCACTACGGCTGGATGTGAATAAGCAGACGAAAATTACTACTGACAAATTGAGTGATCTGAAAATTGAGAATAAAACTGTTTATTTGTCGCTTCCGGATTCGACCGGAAAACAGTATCCAGTCAAAGAAAGTACTACCACCGCTTCCAAACAGGAGCAAGAACGAACAGAAGCTGATGAAATATTATCTATTGCCTTGCAACAGTTCTCTAATAGATTGGGTTCATTGGGAAACAAGATAGATGCTGTACTGAATCAAAAAGAGAAGATAACCGAAATATCTTGGTGGGATCTACATAGAGATAAGGTATATATAAGCACCATTATTATAATCATTGTCAGTTGGCTTGTATATAGAATAAGAAAGAAATAACTTTTAAACCCACAAAAAAATCAACGCATCTATTTACGAAAGCCATAGCATTTTCTTCAGCATTTGATTTGCACCATTGACTAAGGGATCCCTTCTATTTGAAAACATTATTTCATTCAAACTCTCTCTGGCGTATCTTTAAATTACACTAATGATAAAATTACATTTATACTAGAATAATCATTTCATCTCACAAAGGAATATACAAAAATGAGCAGATTGAAGTATTTATCATTAATTCTCATTTATAAAATGTAATGAATTATCTCACTATTTTTTTAATCAAATTATTTTAGTTGAAATAAAAGAATCTCAAAATGTATTGTTTAGTCTAATATAAGTATTATATTTGTCCAAAATCTTGTATATGGGTATAAAAAAGGGCACATATAAATTTAAAAAATTTCTAAAAATAGAGCTAAATCTTTCGCTAAAAGAAAATCTCATTTTAATGATAGAAAATGCATGAGGTTGATTTCTAAAGCTAAAGGCTTATCTTATATACATAGACCTGGACGTGCATACAAAAAATGCATTCGGAAAAAAGAATATAAAATTTCAATTCCTCAAAATTTCCAATTGTTTGAGAATCGAAGTGAGGTTATTCCTTTTTTATCTGATTTGCTTGAATACAGACTTAATCATCGTGTAAAAACTATTAATTTGGAATTACAGGATATAAAATTTATAGATTCTGGTGCTATTTGTATGTTACTTTGTGTCGTAAATCATTTAGCACTTTATCAAATTAGAGTACAAGGTGATGTGCCATTAGATGAAAAATGTAAAAAAGTATTTATCGAATCAGGATTTTTGAATTATATGAAAAACGAGGATGGGCTACCTTACCAAATAAATTCTCCCAATTTGATTGTAAAAGCTGGGAAAAATACAACTGGTAATAAAAATATATCTATGGCCATAAAGAAGTCTATGGAGTTTCTACTATCCACACCTCGTAGATACCAACCTGCATATACTGTTGCTATGGAGATCTGTTCAAACTCAGTTGAACATGCTTATACTTCTCATGCAAAAAATTGGTTATTAAGTGTTCATCAAAATGATAATAATACTGTCACTTTCACAATGACAGATACTGGTCAAGGAATTCTTAAAACCTTAAAGAAAAAGTTTAAAAGAGAAATCGAAAAGGTTATTCTTAATAAGAATGATTGTGATATTGTATTTAGTGCTTTTCAAAGAAAATACGGTTCTTCCACGGAAGAAATAAACAGAAATAGAGGATTGCCTTGCATTTTGGATAAGTTTAATAATGGATATATTAGTAAATTAAAGGTTATTACAAATAACGTATATTTAGATTTTGAAAATCAAACAAATAATAAAATATTGAACAAACCTTTTCCAGGCGTGTTATTTTCTTGGGTTGTTAACATTGATTGTATTAACAAATTCGATAATTTAAATTAACAAATATATGACAATAAGTATTTTATCTGATTTTAATGAATCACCAGGGCCAAGATACTGTAAACAGGGCAAAGCTTCTGGAGAAGAATTCTATCACAAAATTCTAAATTCTAAATTTGCTGATGCAATAAAAAGCAAGCAAAAGCTTCAATTGAATTTGGATGGTACTGATGGGTATATGTCATCTTTTTGGGATGAAGCTATCGGAAATCTAGTTTTTGACTTTTCAAGTCAAAAAGTAAATGAATATTTGGAAATTATATCTAAGGAGGAGCCTGTTTGGAAAGAACTAATTTTTAAGAGTATTATTCCTGAATGGGAAGAACGAAGGATAAAGAATGATACTCCCAAAAAAACATCGCAAAATGACCATAAAGCCTGGTTTAGATTAGTAAATGGACAACTTGAGCAAAAAATATGGATTTCATCGTCTGTTGTATAATGTCATCGGTTAATTGGGCTGATTGGGTATCAATCATTGTTGATATAATAACAGGTTGTGTAATAGCCTGGATATTAGCTGCTGTTGTACCTAAAAAAATGAATGATGATAGAGCATTAAAAGATTTTTATATAAATGAATTAAAAACTATTAAAGATGAATATAATGATTTATGTAAGGTGATAGCCTTAGGGAAAAGTAATTCCATAATGATAAAAGAGACTTTTAAACAATTGAGTATGAAATTATCTGATATTGAACGTAGTATAAACAAACAACTAAGAACTGATGTTAATGTAAATGCCTTTCTTACAAGGACACAAACTCTAGTAACTGGCACTGAAGAGATTAACAATCAATACGATTCCGACAATATTGTATTTTCACCATCAACAAGAAACCGGATATTTGAATGCCAAGATATATTTAACAAGAATATGATTTCAGCTATTTCTTCTGCCAATAGTGCAAATAGGAGATAACGATTTAAATAATTAGGCGGTTACTTCATTAGCAACCGCTTAATCTCATTTTCTAGTTCTTTTTTCATACCCTAGATATTTTTTATAAACAAGGAAACGCAGAGTTTGCTCACCACAGATACTCGTTTTTAATTATAAATAGTTTTTTCCCAATCATCTAGTACTGTTACATCCCACTTAGGAAGATCCAGGTTAATATAGGTAACAGATTTACCATATACAGAGAAACTCTTCCCGATAAACTCGTTGATAGCTTCATCCTCTCCTTTTTGCAGGCAGATATTCATAAAGATATGCATTTCATCCCAGTTGGTAGGCCCAATGAACAAAGATTCAATGAGCCTACCTTTAACTGGAGCACCGACAACCTGGTCTTTTATTCGCTTAATGAGAGCAATTGCTTCTTCAAATGTCATATAAATAATTTTAGAACAAAGATAGCAAAAAGACAACTATTCTCTGTCATTCAATATACGATCTATTTTTGCAGAAAACTTTCAGTACGACTTCATAGAGATTTGGTATCCCCCACTACACTTCTACTAAAAAAGATATTTCCTTAGTTCTTCGATTGCCTGTGATGCGCTTCGGACTACCACGTACTTATTACGGCAACTTTCAGCCTGTTTTTGAAACTCTTTTTGATATTCTGATTGTTTCCCCACCTTCGTTTTAAACTCTATACAGAGAGAAGCAAAACCCTTTTTGGGAATAAGTACGATCACATCAGAAACACCAGGCTTTACTCCTTGACGTTTCAGGTTAGCAGCTTCACGTATATGACGGCTTCCACCGTTCGGAACGGCAAATATAAGTTTGTCAGGTATATTAGGAAAATATAGAGGAATAAGTTTAAAGAACTCTGTTTGTATGCGAGCTTCCTCGTTATTATGTACTTCTTTTGAACGTGGAGGATTACGCTGATCTGCATAACAATTATAACACATAAAGCCGGTATCGGTTTTAATAACCGACACCGTTTCCTTTCCACATAAAATACACTTTTCTTTAGTCATTAATTCAAAATAAGCTAAATTGTATTGGTCTTCTACCTACTGCTGTTATCGTTCTCTTATGAATCGGACATTGCGAAGCATACGGGCATCTTCCTGACATAGCAGAAAGATGCGCTCCATGCCATTCATCCCAATCTGTTACATTATTAGCGGAGAGGAAAGTTATCAGCTTCATACAGCAGAAACCTCGTTCTTTCTCTTGACCTCCTGTAACTTCAAATAACCCATTGCTCTGTGGACGCTTCATTTAATTCTATATTATTTTTGTTAATAGTTAATCCTCAATGAAATATAATTTATTCATATCAGTTCTTGTTATGGGATAATTAATTCGGGATTATCATAGATATTACCAATCACGATAGTATCATCCATTCTTGTAAGGTCAGATTGCCCGAAATAGAATAAATTTCGACCATTAGATAGTTGAAAGCGGCAATTATCATATAGGATAATTGCAGTATATTCTTCTGGTTCAAAACCAAATGTAACAGTGTGAAGAATATCCCCTTCATAGATCTCCATCCCTTTCTTGTCTAATAACCCGGTGAATTGTCCTGTTGTATTCAGAATAACTTCATACCGAATCATGTTCCATACGGCAGCTTTGTCCGGGCATATATATGCCTTGCCGTTTAGCAGAAGCAAACTGCCATACAACCATTCATGAATCCCAAACCTAGATTTTCCTCTAAATTTAATTGTTCTCATTATATTCTTTTTTGATTGTTGTTATACGTTTATTTTTGCACGGGAAACACTCCCCAATTTTCCGCCTTCTTCCATCCATGTTTTATAGCATTTATCACAAAGAGAGTTGCCATATCCTGAAACATAGCGTTCGCTCCCTTTGGGTATTGATTCAGCGCATATAAAACATTTTGTATCTTTTCGGGCTACTTTCTTTGAGAAAGCATCTTCGCCTTGTCTTTTTGCATGATAAGCCATATTTATTCCTTTCTATTTAATCATACTTCTTTATTATCGTCTTCTTTTCTTTCCCGCCCGTAAATCGCCCAGACTATTTCAGCAGCGTAATGTCCTATAATCGCTGATATAGGTACCATTAAAAACCATGCAAAGTCACTCATATCTATACTGTTATTAATCAATTATTTCAAATGTCACTTTCACTTTTTTACAGCGAAAACCTTTCTTATACATCTGTTTCCATGTCAAATTAGTTCCGTCCAGCCAGTACCTGACGCAATCTCTTCGGTAATATTTTTGAGTATTCATCACAAGTGTACCATTTGGGTAGGTTATCATGTACATTATATCTTCACGCATATCGACTCCTTTTTTTCTTGTTTTACGCTAATTACTCCTTATTCTCCTTACATTTCTTGCAGAGATAAAGCCCTGTATCTTCATCTCGACCCTCTGATTTCCACATATCAGACATACAATTATCGCAATATGTAGCCTCGCTTTCGTCTTCACATGCTCCACAAAAGTTCTTTCCCTCAATCTCGTAATGACAACCTTCGGAATAACTATCATACAAGCGTTTACACACGTCACACATTTCTATTGAATCCGGTAATATGGAGAAGTGTTCTTGTAGATACCAAATGACAGTATTTGATTGTTCTGGAGTAAGTTTGACTTTATACTCATCACCCAAAGAAATTCCTTCTGGAATATCACCCTGCAAAAAGGAATGAAACTCTTGAATCCATTCTAAATCGCTCCAATCACGATTAGAATTATTCTTTTGAAGTTTGATCTCATTATTATTCATTTCTATTCTTGTTTTGAGCTATGCGGTAAACGAAGAATCTACCGCATAGCTGATTTATCATTTATTTCTTGCCGCTTCTAAAACTGGAAGATTTGTCTCCGTTGGTATGTATATCACAGTTTTATCATTCAGATTGCTTTGTTGACGTACCCACAAATATTGGATATATGCGGGGGTAATACTTCCATTTTCAATTTTAATCGCTTCGGCAGCACCTTTAGCACGTTCGATTTCAGCTTGGGCGTTCAGCTTTTCAGCTTCCAGATTTGCTTTAGCTTCTTCAATCCTTATTTTACGGTTTTGTTCTGCTTTAGCAAATTCAGCCTTTCCAGACATTTCTTGCTGCCAAACGTTATAATAAGGGATGGTAACAAAACATCCTACAACAATTGCGACAAATACGATAGCCGCCAAAATTCCAAGTTTATTCATAATCTAATATTGGGTTTTATAAAGCCGCCCAAGGCTTATTAGTTTATTATTATTATATTTGCAAAAAAACAAATATATGTCAACAATATATCGTAATAGAACAATCCGCCCTTCAAGTAGACTTGAAACATCTGTATCTTATAAAATCAATACAGAGAAAGTCACGACAAATGATACATTGGTTATTACCATTAACCATGAAAGTGAGAATTTTAGTAAAGAATTTACTTTTTCAGGAGAGAAGGTTGCAAACCGTTCCTCAATACACTTCAGATATATCAATGGAGAAATTATTTGGTCACCAGTTCAGCCTGATTAGATTCATATCTTTGCAGACTTAAATTATTCATCATCATAATCAGTATCAAAGATACGTGCAACCATATCGACGATATTTTCTTCAATATCCTCGGTAGAACCAGTTACAGCATTAGCTATATTCTTTTTCTCCTGGATGATTCGATAAACCTTCTCATCTATCGTCCGACGGCCAAGAAAATAGTAACAGGTTACAGAATCCTTTTGCCCGATACGGTGTGCCCGGTCCTCACATTGACAGCAGTCTGCATACGTCCAGGGAAACTCAACAAAGGCTACATTGCTTGATGCTGTAAGGGTAAGACCTACACCAGCGGCTTTTATTGAGCAAATGATAATATCTGCTTTCGGGTTGTTCTGAAAAGCGTCTACGGCTCTTTGCTTCTCGTCCTGTGAGTCTCTTCCGGTAACCGATACGGCGGTAGGAAAATAACGTTTCAGTTGGTCTACAACTTCATGAAGAGAACAAAATAGAATTATCTTCTTCCCATTCTCCCGAAAATCTTTTACAAATTCAATGACATCACGTACTTTACCGCGAGCGGAGATCTGCCGTAGAATATTGATACGTACCATCACTTCACCGCGCATTGCCTTAGCTATCTTATCGTCGTCAGCGTCCTTGTATTTCTGTAGATACATAATAAGGTCGCGTTCTGCATCCATATACTCTTTTCGATTTGTGATTTCGCAAGTATTCACCTGCCGTATTTTATCGGGAAGATCTGTGAGGACAAGTGACTTTTCACGACGAAACATACAGTACTTCCATAGGTTAAAATTCAATTCTCTCAAATTTGATGCTTCTCTCTGTCCGGAACAGTATCTATCAACAAATGGTTTATATCCACCGAAATCGTTCATTCGATCTAAAATAGCCAACTGCGGAATCAAATCTTTAGGCCGATTTACCACCGGTGTTCCCGTCAATTCAATAACCCATTCTTTGCCGGTACAAATACCTTTGCAAAACTTAGCCTGCTGGGTTGATGCAGATTTGCAACGATGGCTTTCATCAATGATAACAGACTTGAATAAATTGATTGAGTTTCTAAATTCCACATCTCGCAGCGTCCAGCCTTCAGCTTTCTTTATACGTTGTACAAAGTACTTCTTTAATGATTCATAGTTAACAATAAATACCTGGTGCATTCCTGTCTGAAAGAAAAAAGTCCATGTATCACGTACCTTGTCGGTTAGGATCATCGCCTTTTTATCCGTAAACTTCTCCCATTCACGTAGCCAGTTGATTTTTAATGATGAAGGGCATACAACAAGACAAGGAAAAGCGTCTGCGAGGTTAATTGTTGCTATACTCTGTAATGTCTTCCCCAAGCCTGGTTCATCGCAATTCATAAATCGTTTAAGTTGCAAACCACGTGCAATACCTTTAAGTTGATAAGGATAAGGCTGAATTTTCAAATTGTGCGGAACGGTTAAATCAGGTAATTCCGGAATATCATAAGCGATATCCTCCTCCTTTTTTTCTGTACCATTTACCCAATTGATATTCTCAAATTGCCGTATTTGATAAATCATTCTTTCAAGGTCAACTCTACTCCGAGCTGGAACTATCCAAACTTTTTTTGCACCGTCAAAACGTCTTCCGGGAATTTGTCGGACTCGATCTACAATAGAAGGTTTATACTTGAATGATAATTCAAAGTTATCTCCTTTTAATTCAATATTCATGATTTAGAGTATTTTATAGGGGGATAATTTCCCCCTATGGTGATTGTAAGTTATGCGGTTGCGTCAAGAGGTGCAGGAGCATCTATCTGTTTTTTTCTTCCTTTTTTCTTCGGCTTTTCTTCCACTATGATAGCTTCTTCTGGTTCATCGGTTTCGAAATCAAGACGTTCTTGTCTAATTCCCCATTTTTCTTCAAATAGGTAACTTTCTACTTCAGCATCACATGCAGCTGCATCAATGCTTAATTCTTCGTAGTAGAGATATTGTTCGTCAAGGAGAGGAACGAAGATTTTCAAGTCAACGACTTTGCCGGACTGAAGAAGTTTGGATCCCATGATAGTTATTCCAGAAACCCCATCGACACTGTCATTCGCATAACCTGTAATAATATAGTTTTCTAAGGTTTCAGCATAGCCAGGAGAAGTAAAACTATCCTTATCGATTTTAGATGCTTCCGGCTGCTCACACAATACGACAAGATGCAATTTAAGACGGCTAAACGCTTCTCTTAAATCACAGTGAATGATCTGATCACAGCTCTTGTTTATTACATTTGTGTAGTTTGATTCAGAAAAACGCTCATTGTACACTACATTCAGCCGATCTTTCTTAACGACTGCCTTTTTGATCTCATTTTTTACTTGTTCCATAATCTTCTTTAGTTGATAAAGTGATAATACTAAACGTTGATACAACTCCCATGACGGCAGCCGTAGTTATTTCTCTTGATGTTGCATCTTCTCTTTGAGAGAAAGATAATGCTGTAAACAGGCCGATAACGGCCAGTCCGATTGTGATTTTTTTCAGGGTTCTCATAATGATTACTTTTTATTGTTATACATACTGGCCATTTTCATTTCCTCTTTTGCTTTACTTATCACAGTTACGCACCATGATAATTGATGTGTTGCCGTCCGGTTACAACGTTCGCACCAATCGACGAGGTATCGTTCCTCCCGACATAAAGAACTGATTAGGACATTTATCGCTGTTGCTGTCGCTTTCGCATTTTTAGCTGTATCAACGAGCGTTTGCATAACCTCGGACTTCATTGTCTCATTAAGCCAGTATTTCGAGTCTGCAAGCAGTTTACCGGAACGGGCAACATATACAGCTAAATCATTGCCACGTTGTACAGCTTCTGCCGCATCTTCATTCATAGTAATATTGAGAAATGAATCTATATTGCTTAATTCAGCCAATATCTGTTCTTTTGATGTAATAAGTAAATTCATATTATTTTTATGATAAAATATAATCAGACCATCAATTGCCACCATTTGAAAGCAAGGTCCTCGTATTTCTCTTTCCCTCTGATATATGAAGGATGGCTACGATCGGTGATAAAATGCTTGAATATTTTGCAATTCTTTTTTGAGATTGCATAAATGAAATCCTGTTCACTTCCTGCAATATCCATATACCAGGCACGGGAACGATCCCAATCGAAAAAATCAATAGCTTCATCGAACTGCGCTTGGGATTCCGCAAAAGTCGTTTTTAAATCACCTCCAAAGTTGAAAGCAGATAGCCACCAGTCCCACTTACACCGCGTATCAAGGTGATAAGCAAAGTTCCCGTAATAGAACTCCTGCTGCCTATTAACCATAAACCTTTGTGTGTCAGACTGTGTCAATACAACAGCTAAGAACTGGTCTTTCTCCGCTTCCTTTCGGAGAGCTCTACGCATCTCAAGACCTAATTCAAACTCTTCTTGTGTATATACATAATCATCTACCATCAGCTTGTCATACCGAACACGGTCATTCTCTGTGATAAGAGCATCTACAAGCGTACCAAATTTGAAAGCTTTCTCTTTATCCCCGTATTGAACACGGGGATAAAGATAGTTTTTGAGCTCTGTCAGATCTGAATTGCTGACTTCTGTACGTGAGTAATATGAATCAGGATTTGACATAATTATTTAGCTTTTACATCCGCTTCGTAACGGATGAATTGTGATTCGATATGCTTTTGATCTTTGCTATTTGCCTGTTTCTCGCAATAGGTAATCATCTTTTTAAAGATTTTCTCCAATTCCTCAACTGGTAGAGCCTTACCTTCGTTTAGCCACCACATCTGAAATACTTCCAAATATCCTTGTAGGTTAACTATGACAATCTTTTCTTTCACCTTGGCGTTTGTCGGTGGAGGTGCAACAGATGCAGCAGCACCAGCAAAAAGACTACCGATGGTACTTTGTTGAGCCTTTAGTGCAGCCTCTTGTTTTGCTGCTTCTTCCTCTCTCTTTATCTCTTCCATTCTTTTAGAAGTTGCTTCAATTTCACGCTGCTTGCGTAATTCTTCCGCTTTTGCTGCTGCTTCCGCATTTGCCAAACGAAGCTGTTCCAGTTCTGCCAACTCATTACGTTTAGAAGGAATACGGTCAATAAGGTCTTGCTTTACATTTAAGATTTTAGCCTTATATTGCTGGGCCAATTGCTCATATCTACCCTGTAGAATATTTCGACGAATTTCCTTTTTTGTTTCTTGACTGATATAGTAAGTCGCTGAATCCGCACTAAATTTATCAAAATGAGATTTAGGATAATCGGTCTGAAAAACTGTAATTCCTATAACTTCGCGATCGAAGTTCTCATGTGTCAAATTAGAGAAGATAGCCTGTAATTCAGAGACTTTACTTGAAAGATACTGGTTGAAATAAGAAAGAAGGCTATTCTCTATTGTCTGTTGATAGTTTGCTTTCTCTGTCTCAATTCTAGCTCTCTGCTCTGCTTCTTTCTTTCTCCTCTGCTCTTCTTCATACTTATACTTAGCATACTCATTGCGTTTTACTACAAGCTTGCCGGGGATTGTAGTAGAATCCTTAGGATCAATCTCTTTTTCTTGTGAAGTAAAGAAAGAACGTACTTTATCGAATATCTGCGTAATAGGTTTACGCCGTTCATCCATATTCTTTAGAGTGACATTTACTTTTTTCAGATAGTCAGCTGCTGCCTGGTCTATTGTTTCATTCATGCCTTCTCCTTCGATTGTATCAAGAAGAGCCTGCCCTGCTTCATTGCATTTCTTGACTGAACTGGAATTCTTACCAATGGTATCAGGAAAAGATGAAAGAATGCTCTTTACTTCGTCTATTTTGATTAATTCTGTTGCCATAATCGTTTTCTTAAATTGGTTAGTAATAGCTAGAAGCCTCCGTCTGCATCATCGTCAGATACTTCCACTTGAACGGGTTCCGGAGCGTCTAATTGTTTTTCTTCCCCAAAAGGTATTTTGGTATCATCTGCAGAGGCTACAGATTGAACAGGCTCATTAACCTTTTCTTCATCAACAATGCCATAATCGATAACTTCTTCATCTTCCTGTTCTGTCGCCATCATAGTATACTTTCCGGTACGCACCTTGGGGTAAGCATCAAAAGCGTGCTTAATCATCTTATTTTCTAAAAAGCCAGGATCAATGCCGCCACCATTCGAATAGTACAGATCATTAGCTTTGCCCTCTACTCGTTGTCCATCTTTGTAGTATGAGTTGTTTTTTGCTGAAAACTTTGCCAAGCGTTGGATATCGCCTTCAAGGAGCCACTGATAATCTTCAGAACCGTCACAACGAACTATGCGAATGAATGCCCCTATTACATTAGAAGACTTACGAGGTATAGCGGCTGAATAAGTTATCTTCTTCACACCATTATCGAGACTGATAGAGAATATATCTCCTTCGTAAACAATAACCGGGTTATCTGCATATCGTATTTGTCCAGCACGCATACGCATAGTCAGTTCTCCATAGCCAGTAACAGAGACACTAGCTCTTTTTTCATATCTATCAAATCCTCGTTCATCTTTTTGACCCGTTTTTACCTTTCGTGGAATGAGATAACAATGAGGATGTGATGTATTATCAAGTGATAGCCCATTTACAGCCATATCGAGGAAGCAACCAAACAGTGACATCTTACTACATTCAGCCACCGAAGGATTCTCACGAAGAACCTTCTGGAAATTAAATACTTCCTTGTGGTAAATCTGTTCCCCCATTTGAGAACCCCAAATAGCATTGTACATCTGAATAAATTTCGTCTGTACATTTTCATTTTCGACAATTTTCGTTGCTGGAAGTGCGTTAAGCTCCTCCACTTTAATTTCAATAATGTTACTCATAATTGTTTTAATATTAGTTTTTTATTAGTCTCCTTGGTATACTCCACGGCTGTATTCTTCCATTAAGAGTATGTCTTCAGTTGTAGGTTCTTTTCTGATATCTGTTTTTGATGAACTACATTTGATGGGAGAAGGACTGTAATTTTTAATAGCACTTTCTCTTTCATCCAACTGCTTTCCTATCTTATCCTGTAATTCCTTTAATAATAAAGATCCTTGTTTAACTTGTGTCATACAGCTATCTGCATTAATTGTTTGATGATATTGTCCGGAACTTTATTATGCAAATCCATCATTGCGCTAGCTGTTTCCAGCTCTGACCGCTTCACATAATATTTTCCTCTTTCCTTATTATTTGCCGGATAAAACTTAATCCATGCTTTTTCGCGCCATTCTGTTATAAGGCGTTTTCCATATATATCTTCCGCTTGTGATATAGTTACTACTTCGGGAAGTAGCCCTAACATCGTCAACGTTTGAACAGTTCCGATCTTAATACATCGTGCGACCATCATTTCGAAGCAATTTTCCATAATCTCTAATTAGGCTGTTTCTTTGTTTAACTTTTGAATGGTGTTGAGCTTTTGATTACTGAAACACATCTGCATCTCTATGCTATGCTGCCTGATTAATATTGATTAGAGTTCATATACTTCTTCAATCCTATTTCTTCGTATTCTTGCCCGCCGACTCCGGTTAAGGTCGTTGTTGTAGTCAAATGCAATCTGAAAGGCAATAATTCCAAGAAATGAGAGAGCAATTAGCGATTTTTGTAATTGCTTGAAGTCAATATTTAGAGCAAACACTCTATTTATCCACCAAGCACCAAGTTCGTTCAGTTTGCTGGTTCCTGTCTTTTTATAAGCCTTGTCGAGCAGGACATTTACCGTACCATAGGCAGTACCTAATCTGTCGGCAATCTCTTTCTTTGCTAGGCCACAGGCAGCCAATCCTGCTATTTGATTTTCCCTCTTGGTTAAGGTAGAATCAGCTTGCAGATCCATGATGCAAAATCTCTAATTCGGCTGCCGCTCTGGAAACTCCTTTTGTAGCTTCGAGGGCTTCATTAGCCATTCTTACAGCGACATTCAGTACTTTTGCTTTGTAAGTTGAACGAGCAGAAGCAGGCTTGTTGTTGAGGATATTGTGCACCGTACCCTGTGAGCATCCTACTTCCTTCGCAATCTGCTTTTCGTATCCGTAAGGCAGATTAGCTTTGATAGTTTCTAATTGATTTTCCATATACATTATTATATTATAGTTTTGTGTTCCCGAAAAGGAGATCAAACCCGTCCGGGATTATATAGCTTATTCTTTAACTTCTTCACAAGTTTCTCCGAGCCAAGCAACACATTCTGTTGTACCCCTAGTAAAGTCTACCGCCTTATTTAGAGGATTGAATTTACCTTCAACTATATCTCCTTCTTTTACTCCTGCTTCCTTTTTTAGCTCCCATAAAAGCCATTCGTTACCAGTTGAACCGGTTACATTTTTGATTCTCACTTTCATGACTTAATCCTCCATTTCTTCATTATCGTTATCTTCTACTTGCAAGGCTTCAAGCATTTCGTTATCAAGTTTAGAAAGGTCGAGTCTTACTTCTTCACCGGAGTGGTAGCTTGAAACTACTAGAATACAGGAATATCCGTTCTCATTACATTCGAAATCGAAACGTTTACTTCCTCCAAGGATCCGCATTACTTCATTTAGATTCTTCATTACGATCTTGTTTTTTAGGGTTAAAAATCAGCTTTAAGTTTTAGCATCCGGAGAACCTCCTTGAGTTCGCTATTGGTATAGTTCCTGGCAACCTCAATACTTACACAATTATAGTTAGCAGCGATTTGGATAGCTCTCTCTTTGCTTACGGTGTAGATTTTACGTTTCATAGCTTATTCCTCCGTTTTTTTATCACTAAATGAATATTCATCTTCCGAAATACCGCAAACTGTAAAGAGTTCACGAATTTCATCTTTCAGTTCTTCGTCACCGTCGCACTCGTATCTATCGTTCATGTCATAAGTTGGGAGTTCCCAGATGTTAGTGCCGGTTTGGGTCAGCTCTGTCTGTAGCAGACTGTCATTAATGGCAACCTGTGCTTTACTTGCTTCTTGTAGTGAAACTTCTAAAATTGTCTTCATTTTCTTATTTGATTTAGAGTAAATAATCTATTTTGTTAACTTTGCTGCCCTTTTATTTTGGCGTTATCAATGTTTTGCGTTAACTTTATAGTGCAAATGTAATCAAAAACATTACATTGTAATCTAAAACAAGACAAATTGTGTAATCAATTAAGATAATTTAATAATAATCGTATGCATATAGGTAACAAAATCAAAGAAGAAGTCTCTAAAAGAAATATAAGTGTAACAGACTTTGCCAAGTTGATAAACAAAAGCAGACCATATACTTATTCAATATTTGAAAAAGAGAATATTGATACAGAACTACTTATACAAATTTCATCTGTTCTAAATATTTCACCTACAGCTTTTTTTGAAGATATTACAACTGGTGTAATGCAAAATGGAACAAAAAACATTCTGGTTGGAAGAGATAATAATGGTAATATATCAACTAATGAATGTCAAGATAGACTTGAGGATGCTATGATAGAAATAAAGCATTTAAAAGCTGTTATCGAAGGCAAGGATAAGCTTCTCGAGGAAAAAGAACGATTAATTAATGTACTAATGAATAAGTAAATTTATGGAAGCATTGGGATTTATAGGAGTCGTGTATCTATTGGCTGGAATTATCCAGTTGGTTATTCTTATTATTTTGATTGTAAAGTTCCTCCAGCTTGCCGCTGATGTTAAGCAACTAAAAAACTCATATATGGAAAGGAGCAAAGAATTATCTTCAAGTATAAATACTCTTTCCTCCATAATAAAGGACTTAAATACACCAAAAGGTGATGATTCGAAAAAAGGAATCAAAGAAGGTATTAGAATAGAAGAAAAAAAGGAAGAATCTTGCAATATGAAAAATGGAATTCATGCTAAAGAAAAACCAATTATAGACGAAAATAGCGATGATTTCAAACAACATTTACGTAAATGGAAAATTCTTAAAGGGAAAGGATATACAGACCAAGCCATCAAAGAATACATGGAGTATACTAAGCGTGATATGAATTCTGCTGTAGACTTCATTAACTCTATATAAACTGGATAAAGAAGCCTATTTTATTGATTATACAACTAAGAAAAATAGATTT